TTGCGTTAAAAGGCGGGAATGTATTGACTAATGTGCGATAGTGTGTGATAATATAAATGAGGTGATTATATGTTTAAGTAAAATCAAAAATGAAGATCTGTTTGATGATATTCCATGTGTTGTAAATTATGTCAATAGGATGACTGAGAAGAAAAGAACTATGGAAAAACGAAAGAATAATCTTGTTAATGCTATATCAGATGACAATTGGGGAGAGCCTATTGATTTCAGTGTAGAAGAAATACTGGACATGCCTACAGAGGGTGAGGTTCAAATGAACCTACCCTGCATAAATAATGTTTGTGAGGTTCAAATGAACATGGCAAATATTGATTGTGTTGGACAGGATGACCTATGCAAAAATGAATCTCATGGTGAATGTAACCATGGGTTATTTTTCGTTACTGAAAAGGATTCAGATTATATTGATATAGATGATCTGTATTGATGATATAATCATTTGTGTATAAGTATCACAAAAGTTTTGTGTAGCTTTATTGTTAGGAATGTTCTCATAGGACTTTGCTAAAGGGACACGAAAATTTTAGTACCCATCCTGAAAATATGAAAGGTGCGTCAAAGTAGACGCTGCTTATAGTGGTCCCTAAAAAAGACACCACTTATTAAACACTGGCTTTTAAAGGACACTAAAATAAGTTGGTTTTGATTCTGCTTTAAGTTTGGCAAATTAAAAAGTTTTTCATTTGCCTGATTATAGGAGACAACCATTTGGTGGTTTCCTAAAAAAACTAGCATCCAATATGTACCAAAAAGTACAGCTTCGACAGAATTGGCGGAGCCAGTATTGGGTATCAAAATGCTATCCCATATTAAAAATAAGTGCGATTTTACACTTATTTGATTAGGTGTGTCGCATTTCACGATATACCTTTGAAGGGAATCTGTATTGTGTCCATCGTGGATACTTATTATAAGGGTATCCTGTTTTAGGATACCCTAGATTCGGAGGTGTCGGTATCCATCATTTAAAGGCTTACTCATTATAAGCGTATCCTTTGAAATATATGGTTACTTGCCGATTAGTCTGATTGGAAGTGTGAAGGTAAAAATTTGTTGCTTACATTGTGGCAGAACCGAAACTTTCGGATCTGATTGTCCAGATTTGGACAGTGAATGCATTCTACAATTTCGGTTCAAACAGATTCCGCAAATATGGAAAGTGTTGTCCGTGGTGGACAACGTTGAACATCCTGCAATGGTTGTGTCATGGTGTCACAACTGCTGCCAGTATGAAATATATAGGTGGGTGGTATTTCACCATATACCGTAGTTTCGTGGGACGGTGGTTCCCCGCGAGTAACTGGTGTGTACTTATAGGTACGGTTGTTATCACAGTTGGTCAGATTTGTCCATTCAAGAAAATGGGAGGATTCTTGTGCTATTAGATCACAAGTGGTCGAAAGATCCCAAGGGAAAATTCCCGTGGCTGATTCTTGTTTCTAATCCTTCATTTTGGATGATTAGAAACTTGCATTATAAAGTTTGAATCCGACATTATGTAGGATTGAATATATTGGTGGGTAACGATTCGTTATTGAGTTTTATGTAACGGAAGTGTTATAGATTCCACTTCCGTTTAATAATATAGCGAACCTAATTTTGTGTTGGCTGGTGGTAAAAGTTTTACTACCAGATGACACGCTAAAATTGGCTTGTCCTATCATAGTATAAAGTCCATTATCTAAATTCCATTTAAAAAAATAGATAAGTGACCATTGAAAATCCGGTTGTCTTAATTATGGAGATCTGAAAAGTGCATAATCTGCATATCTGAAATCTGATAAACGAACCTTTAAAAAGGTTTGCTTATATATTTTGTGGAGCAAAGATATTTCACTGTGCAATTTTGCATAATGAGTTTTTCCAAAAATTGAGAAAAACCTATTTCACTTCAAAACGAAAAACCTTAAACCTTGCGAAGGGTTTAAACTCAACCCCTATAAAAAGATGAGTTTTTCGCAGAATTGAGAAAAAGTTGCCCCACGGTGGTACAACTGTAAATTAATGTGGATTTATGGATTAGTCCAGGATGGTCTAACCAAATTCGCAAGCGATTTCTAATTTGGCTGATTCTTAGCCGACACAATCGGTTTAGAAAATATCATATCATTCCCCCACAAGTGGGGGAAATCAATGTTTCCGAATCTGAAAATGTCATACTTTGAACCAGTCGTATAAAAGTTATGAGAGGTTATCACGATTTCGCAAAATTGCGATGCCGTCAGTTATGGTTGGATGTTTTAAACTTTAGGTGTCAATATTCTTGACAACTGAAATTGCATACAACTGAATATTGTCTTATTTCAGGGTGTCCATTTCTGGATGCTCTTTTTAGCGTTCGTATCGAAACGAATGCTGTCTATTAACATATCGAAAGGAAGTATCTAAAATAAAATGAATTTTGAAACAATAATTGAAAATGAAGTAACAAAAATATGTAAGAAATGTGGTAGGATGTTACCGAAAGAAAAGTTTAGGTTAGTGAAGGGGCAATTTAACAATCCCTATTACTTAAATCAATGTAAAGAATGTGAATATAATTATCAAAGGGAATACATTGAAAAAAAGAACCAGATTACATTTGCGGATGATTTGGAAATATTGATTCAAAGAAAATACAAAGAAATCAAGACAGAAAGAATCCTGGATATTTCAAAAGCTGGCCTTGTACCCATTGGAACCGATGAACTATTTGTGAAACTAATGGATTATAGGAATACCTGGCTATCCAATTATGGGCGGGTAATCAGATATTCGAATGGTAAATATAATCTGTTAAAAGGTAACTGTGATTATTATGGAGTTTTATACTACTCACTAAGAAAGAATGTATTCTTTGATGGCAAATGGATTTATAAAAATGTTCGTTTATATGCAGCGAAAGCAGTCGTTAAGGAATATATTGTAAATCCAGATACAGCAAATAATACTTACATATGGCATAGTGGATATGACAAAGAGGATAATTATTATAGAAATTTATATCCATTAAATCAAAAACAATATAGAATTGTCAAAAACCATTACACAAAAACTGGTGAGGATTCTGAAGAATTTATTGTCAAGGTCATGAATGATATCCGATTTAAACCAGATGATTGGAGTAGAAGGGCAATGAAGCCTACTGTGTGTGGGATTGGATATTATGGAAGTGAAACTGTGGATTGTACATCAAAATCCTACCGTAGATGGAGTGATATGATAAACCGCTGCTATAATGCTAAATTCCATCAAAGACAGCCACAATATGAAACCTGTACTGTTTGTGAGGAATGGTTAAATTATAGTAATTTTAGGGTATGGTATGAGGAATATATATATGGTAAAGATCCGCTGGATTTGGATAAGGATATTTTATGGAAAGGGAATAAAGTTTATAGCCATGAAACAGTAGTATTTGTCCCTCATGAAATCAATACATTATTTGTAACAGGAAAATGCATCAGGGGAGATTTGCCGCTGGGTGTCCATTATGACCGTGACAAAAAGAAATACCGTGCTGAAATGTCATTTGATGGGAAACAGAAAAAGTTAGGGACCTTTGATACTATAGAGGAAGCATTTGCTAAATATAAAGGGTATAAGGAAGATATCATTCAAAGAATGGCAGAGAAACATAAGGATATGATACCCCATAAGGTATATGAAGCAATGATGGGCTGGAAGATTGAAATGGATGATTAAGATTGAGGGATAAATATAAAGCATACTGGATGTAAAAGTCTGGTATGCCTTATTTTTTCGGATTTTTGGTGTGGGTATACTGGTATAGTATAAACCTATTTTTGTGTTGTAAATATACCCCCTTATCTAATAAATGCAGTAGATTAAAATTATTTCATAAAATTCTTGATATATGGTTGCTGGGATATTATAATAGTATTATCATTGCAAAGGATAGGGGAGAAGTTCTATGTTAGGAGAAGTGAAATGGCTCAAAAATTATTGAATGCATTATGGTTCTTAAATTTGTAAACAATTATTATAAAAATAAATATAATAAAAAATTATAGAGAGGATAGGATTATGAAACAATCTGGAATAGAAACTTTTTTATGTATAATTGGTTATTTAGTAATAGTGTTTGGTTGTTTATGCGGATTTTTTGTTTTTGATTCTACAGAGAGTAATGTTTTATTTTTTACTTGTATTATTAGTTCTTTGATACTGGGAGGATTTCTACTTGGAATTTCACAAATTATTCATCAGCTTATATATAGTAATTGCCAGCGAGAAAAGGTTATTGATTTATTAAAAAAACAAAGCGAGCAAATTATTCAAAAGTGTCCAGAGTGTGGAGAATTTGTTATTTTTACCAATGGAATATGTCCTAAATGTGGTGTTCCATTGGAAGCATTAAAAAAATAAATAATGTTTATATGAATATAGTCTCTCAGAATCTTTGGTCAGAAAATAGTGATTTTGATTTGTATTTTCCGTAAAAGCGTGGAAAATATATAAAACTTGAATTTTAGAAGTCTGATGAAATGGAAGTTAGAAATTCTGACAAATTATTGAATACGAATGGAGGAAAATATGGCTCTAATATTTTGTCCTAAATGTGGGGGAAAAGTATCTGATAAAGCATATGCATGTGTCCATTGTGGTTATAGTGCTAAAAAAGAGGAAAAAGAAAAAAGGTATAAACAAAAAAAAGAGGAAGAACAAGAGAAACTAAGAATTATAAAAGAACAGAAAGAAATTGAAAAGCGAGTAAGAATAAAAAAAGCAAAAAAAATCATAAGGTGGTTATGCATTGGGATTGGTGTGTTAACTTTAAGTTTTGCAATAGGGAATCTTATATATTCTAAGGTTTGTTTTGATAAAGCAATAGATTGTTTCACAAAAACAGAATTAGAAAATGGAATAAAATATTTAGATAAATCGAAAAATACGTGGCTAAATTTGAATGAATATGATCAATTAGATAGGCTATATTTAGATGGGGCGAAAAAGTGTATTAGAAGTAATTATAAAAAGGCATTTGATTTTTTTAATATGATTGAAGATAATACTATATATATATCAGAGATAAAAGATTTATATATTAATGAAATTGATAATTCTAAAGATTGGAACAATAATACAATAGAACTTTTTAAAGATATGGAAAGAATATTAAATAAAAATGATTCTTCAGTAGTTAAATTGAATGAAAAAAAAGAAATAATTTGTTTTTTTAGAAACTCAGCACTTGCAGAAGGTAATTTAAAAAAAGCAGAGAAAATATTGACATATGAACTTGATAAAAATTATGTATGGTATGGTTCACCTGAATTAAATCCTGTTATTTATCAGTTAGCTGTTGCAGATTATGAGAGTGGAAATTATTCAGAAGCATTAGAGCATTTTAATCATATTGAATTATATGAAAATTCGTCAGAATACATAGATAATATATTAATGTATGAGGAATTGTGCAATGGAGAAATTTCAATAAAACGTATTGAAAAAGCAAATTCAACTAAAGAATTTACTTGGAATGAAAATCAGCGTCAAGTGATTGGAGAAGCAATAGATTTTATGAAGAGATTACAAGGATGTTATGAAGGGGGAAGACCATATTATTTTTTTATTATAGGATATAATATATATTGGGGAGATGAAACAGGAGTATCAAACTTTGATGACGCTGAATCTTGTAAATTTGTGTTAAGGAATCATCAAATTGAAATAGAAGGTGGCTGGGGAGAAAAGCGTATAACTATAAAATCAGAGAATGAAATTGATACAAATATTCGGACATATCAAAGAGTGGTAATTGAAAAGTTACCACCTACATTTGATGTATATGTAAAAAAATAGATGTAGTAAAAGTGTTAATTTTTTGGAAAGATATTAAACTGAAGCTACAATTAAAATAAGAATATTTGAAGAACAATTTATCTAAAAATCACTTATATACTAAAGGATCATCGCCAATTTTATATGGGTATATCCCATATAGTAGGTACTTAAATATTTTTCAATTGAAACCTACCCCCTACCCATAGGTGATTGATTCGGAGTTGAAAAATTGGGTTGATATTTATGTACATTAGATGGCCCACTTCCTATGATCGAACATTTGTTCAATAATGTATACTACCCCCACCTAGCACATATCTCCTGCTGCCAGATATAAGCTGAAAATAGCCACTCTATAACCTTGCTACAAGCCCATTTCCGCCACTAAACAACATATCCTTATAAACTTACCATATCACCATTCAAAGCCGAATTTAGGCCATATACGGACAAATAATCTACGGATTACACCATTGCAAAACAGAAATAGGATTGTGAGAAGATTTTACTCCCACAGTCCTATTTTTTTACGAATCTATCCACAAAAATTGTCTGGCAGATATCACATACTATATCCGCCAAAATCCGCCCTAATTTCCCCTCAAACCCATCTACCCTAACAATTCCACCCTAACCACATTCAAGCCCAAATTTGCCCCTTAAAACGCAAAATAAACCAGCTAATTCTACCCACTAATAACACCCGCTAAACCCAAAAAGAAAAGAGCTATATTCCATAGCTCTAATCTAATCCATAAATCCATCCTATATTCTTCTCACCGTTCCCAATAATATCCAGTGCCATCATTTAAGTACAACTGTAATCCATATTCAGTCACACTATAACCAACAACATTCCTCATATCAATGATATTCAGACTATCTTCTGAGTGCGAACCCATTGCAGCAGCTTTACAATCAGCATGATCCATCTGCATTCTTCCTATCCAGTAAGCAGCAGTCAACATAATTCCCATACCTGCAATAGTTCTGATCCATTTCCATATGTTTCTAACCTTCATTGTAATCCACTCCTTGTCTATGTACAGGGTATAACTCTAGTAATTGCTGGCCATACCCTGATTTCCTATCACTTTAAGCTTCAGCTAATTGCGGCTGCACATCTGTATACACTGTAACACTGCCGTAGTAATTTCTAATATCATCCATTGACAATTTCTTTCTACTTTTCTTTCTAAAAATTTCTGTATGAAAGTACCAGGCACACTTGTTCTTAGCCCATTTGAAACCAGCTTCTTTGAATTCCTTCTTGTATGCAAATGTGTTACCAGATATCCAGATCCATTGTCCCACAATCTCAATATTCACGCCATCAAAGTTGATTATCTTTTGCAGTGCTTCACGTAATACAACATCATTGTCCCAGTTATACATGTTCTGATTGTAAGTTGATTCCGTATCATTTGACTGGTCCATTGTTTCATGTCTATCTTTCAGCAGCTTGAATAATTGTTCATACTCTACATTGATCTCTTGCGTTGCTTCTGTACTGCCTTGTGGGTTGTCAGGGTGATACTGTTTCAGCAGCTTCTTGTATTGTGATCTAAGCTCTTCTAATGATGATACTTGGTTGAAATATTTCTTTATAAGACATAACCTCCTAAATAAAAAAGTGTAAAGCCCTTGATAATATAATAGGCTTTACACTCTTTCAGTGATATTGATTATGTAGTTTTATGCGATTTCTTCAAGACGTTCTTTGATTTTTCTTATTTCATTTTCCATGTGATTTACTCTAATTAAAAGCAATTCTTTTTCATTTTCGACTTTCAAAGCTTCATCAAGTTTTCTGTTTAATTCCGAATGCGCTTCTGCAACAATTTTGATATTGCGATTAGTTTCAGTTTCCAAAGTCATTTCCATACTGGCAACTTTTCTTTTTAAATCTTGTGTATCATTGTATATTGCTTTTAGTAATTCTGAATCCGTCATAGTATTACTCCTTATGAAATCTTCTTTAATTTCTCGCTATGCTCTGTGATAACACGTTTCATGATATCAATATCGGCTTGCATAGATTCGATTTGTGCAGTAGCCTTTACATACTCGTTAGCTGCTGGCACATAATTCTCTGATAGGATAGCTAAGTTTGGCTTAATAGTATTTTCAATTTCAAGCTTAATACTAGAAACATCCTGCGTCAAACTTTGAATATTCTTTTCAATAGGTTTTAATTTAGCATCTAGCTTGGTGTCTAACAACTGTGATATTGCCAGTAAATCTTCATTGGTCAATGCCATATTGATCACGCCCCTTTGTGATTTAGTGATGTCATTATATCACATGCAGAGTGAAAAGTCTATTAAATTATCAAGGTACTTTTTGTTTGTTGTTTATTTGTTGAGATTATTGTACACCTATAAGTTTACAATGTCAATATACAAAATACACTAAAAAGTGTATTTGTGTTTGTGCAGTTTTGCTAAATTTGGGATAATAGGGATTATAAAATAAGATGGTAATAAAAGTACCTTAATAAAGTAGTACTTTCAAAAGAATAAGTAATTATTTTAGTTCTATTTTTTTATACGCTTTGGTTTACCTTTGACTTCATTGGGATAGTCTATCAAATATTCTTTTTTGTCAGATATATCTTTTAACATTAAATTCATATTTAAAGCATCTGCAATTTCTACTAATTCTAATGTTGAAAAATTATCTCTGTTCATTTTATTACTTAAATTTTGTCTAGTAATTTTCAATTTATCGGCTAATTCAGATTGAGATATATTTTTATCTTGTAAAATATTTTTAATTATTTCAGTAACTGACATATAATCCACTCCTTTTCTTTTATTATAACAGATTTAATAAAAAAAGCAAGTAAACTTAATAATGTAACAAGTGAATACACTTATTGGTGAAAATAAACAAAAATATTGTACACTTTTTAGTGAAAATGCATATTGACTTAATTCACTTATAAGTGTACAATATCATTACAAGGTCAAACAAAACAGCAACACAAAGCAATAACAAATAAAACGAAAATTCAGGAGGTAAACGGATATGAGAAAAATAGAATTGAAAGCGACGAACGAAAGCGAAATGAATTTTTATGAAAAAGGATTAAAGGAACTTGGATTTACAAAAACAAATGATTGTATGTGGGTAAAAATTTACAAAAGAGACAATTTAGAATATGTAATAACAAGAGAATATTAAGCTGCAAGCGTTCCCCAATTGGGGAAGGTTGGAACAAATAAAATTTAAAAGGTGGTAGTTATTATGAAAGAAAGAATCAAAGAATTAGAGGATAAATTAAGCAAAGTTTGTGGGACATATGAAAATGATTGCTCTAAATGTCCATATCAAGAAGAATGCGACGAGTATATAAATCTTGAAGGGATCTATAAAATTATTTGTGATTAGTTTACATAACGGTGTGAACGAAAAACTTTAATCTTGTAGAATAGACGGACATGTTCCGCCCCTGTAATGCAGCCTAAGACGGTCACAAGCCCGTAAAAATGCAGAGTGCAGGATAGAATAACAATTATCAGATCAAAGGAACGGAGGAATTGAAAATGTTAAATTTTAAAGGAAAAATCATTGCAACTGGGATAATTATAAAAGAAACAGAAAGTAAAACAACAGCTAATCCGAAGGATATTGCCGCAATAATATTGACAGAAGATGAAACAGGATGTAGGAATACTTTTGCGGTAAAAGGCTTGTATTCTTATTTAAAAAAGAACCCTAACACAAGAATTTATGTTGGCAATACAGAGGGCTATCTAGCGCCAACAATAGCCAGCAATGGAGAACATTATCTAAGAACTTGCTCAAACCCTGGTACATTCGATGTTTTAATGGATCTTCCACGGGAAACTTTTAATCACCAATAAGGAAGAGAGGTAAACGACATGACAAAATCCGAATTTGAACAATTGGCAATCCGTAATAATGCAGGTACAATCACAGTCCCACTTTATGAAACAATCGAAAAGTTTTACATGAGCGAAAACGAATATCATAAGACACACGGCGGCATCAATGAGACAAAACAAGAATTTGTAAAACGTGTTTTTGGTGGTAAAAACAATACTCCGAAAACAATTCTTAAAAAAATCATTGCTGAATCAATTCGTGAAAATACTTGGTGCTTACAAGGCACAAGAAATACAAAAGTAGATTATGACAGAATGAGTGCTTGCATTAAAGAGCATTATACATGGCTTGCAAGTCAAGCTTATTAGAACAAGTCCCCTGATGAGCAACGGAGAGAGCCGGCGAAACTACCCGAATCAGGGTAGTCGGGATGGTATGAAATTCCAATATTTAAACGAACCTTGAAAAGTGAATAAAGACTTTACACTTTGCCGGTGAACTGTTATAATGAGGTTACCAAGTAGATCGACAGTATAAGGAAAGTGGGTGATTGTATGCCAGGTGAAAAAGAAATGATCCAAAGAAACATTGAGGAATTTTCAAGATTGCAAGATTATATGATAGATTCTGATAAAGAATCAAATTCGTATAAAAAGATGAAAAAGCGCTATATTGAACTAAAAGTTATTTTAACAGCTTCTGGTATTAATCTAACAGAGATTGATTATATTAAAGAATAACAGCGACAATTAAATAGCAACAATAATATCAGGTGTAAAGTCTTTATATAAATAGGCTTTACACCTTTTTTAGTTGTAGGATGTGCCGTAAAGAAGAGGTTGTATGACTGGGTGGACTGGAATGGATCAGTTAAATCTTATTTTCAAGAATAATTTTTAAATCAAGATTTAGAACATCTGCAATTTGCAGCATTTCTTTTTCAGAAAAATTATCTCGTTTCAATTTTTGATCTAAATTTTGATAGCTTGTATTAAGCAATCTGGCAAGGTCAGAAACTTTTAAATCCTTTTCTACAAGCTGATGTTTAATAAGTTTTGTAAACATTAGTATCACCTCTTTATCTAAGATAGAGATAGGATAACATAAAAAATATAAAAAATCAACTTTAAAATTGAAAAATAATTGTTGACAGTTGAATAATTATATGATAGAATTCAATTATAAAATTGAATAAATCAATTAAATGATTGAAAGAAAGGGGCGAACGAAAATGAAACCAATCACCAAAATGCGTAAAGCGGTATGTGCCATAGCAAATGAATTGAAAAAGGCAGGGTATTCTTTATCCCAAGCGTTTAAAAAAGCATGGAAATGGGTAAAAACGCCTGTAAAAATCCGTGCAGCAGGAACAACATTTGAGAACCGGCAAGAACGTCTTGCATTCCTGAAACAGTTCCGGCCAGGGGATTTAACGGTAACATTAGAAAGAGAGCTGGATAATGAGTATAACAGCAACGCTATTCAAATAGTAGTCCATATCCGTCCCATTTCCAGGCAGACAGTAATCGGGTATGTTCCTAAATGGTTAGCGCAGGAACTATCCAAAGTAATTGATATAGGGGTTCAGGTGAAAGCTTCTTTAGAACAGATTATCGGTGGTTATAGCTATAAGGAATCACTGGGGGCATTGATTCGTATTAAATTTTAAATAAAATCCAGGAGGGAACAGATCATGCAGAAACAGACAAGCCAGTTTGCAGTAGTAACAGAAAAAGGAAGCATTAAACAGGTGGGGAGGAGTACCATATGGCAGCCCAAAACTGATTATAAGGGAGCCGGAACAAAATGGTATCCAGACAAGTGCAAGGACGAGCGGAGGTAAGGGAAGTGGAACAGTTTTTAAATGCATATTACGAAAACAACGCACGAAAGCTTCATAGGACGGTTGACCGGATTCTCCTGAAATTCGGCGGGTTATCGAATAAGGATATGGACGATTTTTACTCCCTGGCAAATGAAATATTTGTTGATGTCCTGAAGCGTTATGACGGCGTACAGTCATTTGACGGATTCTTATACTCATGCCTATCCAATCGGATCATGTCGGAAATAACAAGAAGGAATCGGGAAAAGCGCAAGGCCGATCGGATGTGCATTTCTTTGGACATGCCAGTCGGGGAGGATGGAAGCAGTACAGTAGGGGATCTACTTATGGATGGCTTTGACTTAGAAAACGAAGTGTTTGGGAAGGTCAACGCCATTGCGATTAAGCTGGAACGGTATCTTGCTATGCTAACGAAACGCCAGAAGGAAGTGCTGGAACTGCTGTCATACTGCTATAAAGCGTCAGAAATACAAACAAAGCTGCATATGACAAAGAAGGAATATGCGGACGCAGTAGAAACTATTCGTTCATTTGAAAAAATCAAAGTCTTATTATAAATGATGGAGGTATCTATTATGAGCAAGCCAAGAAAACAAACTTATACACTGGAAATGTATTTAGCCAAAATGCGAGATTTGGACATCCGTTCGGATCAAGATGTGCAAAGACTATCGGATCAGTGGAATAATGCTATGGCAAATGAATTGATTATAAGTATCCTGAATGGTGAATATGTCCCGCCTGTGATATTAGGGCAGGAAAAAAATTCTCAAATGTGGATTATTGATGGGCTGCAACGTAGTACCGTCCTTATGAAGTTCCGCTATGGAAACTATAAAATTACCTCTTCCGTTGAGGAGCCATTTATTTCTTACCGTGCAAAGTGCATAGATGCGGATGGGGAAGTACAAATGGATGGCAACGGTGATATCATTTGGGAAGTCAAAGAAATGGACATCCGCCATAAAACCTATGACCACTTACCGGAAGAACTGAAAAAGTGTTTCAACGAGTATCAAATCGAGAGCGTCATTCATGAGAATTATGATATGCAGCAGATTTCAAAGCTGGTAAGGCGCTACAACTTCCACAAAAGTATGAATGTAAGCCAGAAAATGTTCACATTTGTGGATCGTTATGCGCGGAAAATCCGGGAAATCTTAAAGCGGAAATTTTTTATTGAATGTACAGGTTACACAAAAGCAGAGCGCAAAAATGGCGGCTTAGAGCGGCTTGTTTTAGAAACTATCATGACGATGTTTCATATGGATGACTGGAAAAAACCAAGTCAGATCGGGGCTTATATCAATGAACATTCTTCCATGGAGGAATTTGACACCCTGGATCGTGTAGTGTCACGGCTGGAGAATATTGTTTCAGATGATTTATATAGTATCTTTACAAGCAGGGATTCTGGGGTATGGTTCACGACATTTTATAAATTTTCCAAACTAAATCTGGATGACAGTAAGTTTGCGGGGTTCCTGGCGCATTTTAAGAGGATAGCGGAACAGACGGACATCAATGGGCTTTCCGGTTTTGAAAAGGGTTCTTCTGCAAAAGACAAAGTTGTAGTAAGGCAAAAATTAGATACATTGGAATCAATGTTGTATGAATTCCTGGATATCCCTGTACCAGAAGTGGATTCAAATAGTACGGTAAACAATTCTGCCTTACTGGATTTTGTCAGAGAAAATGTATCACCACATGTAACCAGCGAAGACACATCACAGTATTCGGAAGTGCTACAGTCACTAATAGGGAAGCTGGAAAATCCGCCTAAGCAGCTGTTAGAACCAGACAACAAGCCCTCATTAGCAGCAATGGTTGCCTATTCGTTCGAGCATGATGTTGACCTGGATTGCTGGTTCGTGGATTTCTTTGTAAGAAATGAAACGTACCTTCCAGACCAGAAGGAAAATTTTGAGTTTATGTGTAACGATTTGAAGAAATATATAGAAATGAAAACAGTTGCGTAATTGAGTAAATGATTACATAGGTATGGGCGGTGGGGTGATAGCCTCACCGTAACGGAAGGAAGGGAAATTTCATGGTCACATTGACAGATATTTTAAAAGAGATAGACCGTGGCTGTATGGCCCATAACATGGTTGAAGACAAATTTTCATACCGGATTGTTTATTTTGTAAATGATGGAAACAGGGGAAAGAAGTTTCGGGTTGATACTGAATATGATGGTTTGCGCCAATCGTTAGAAAATATGATCCGTAAAAATCTTTCATTATCCAATACGATTGTGCTTGCAGCGGTTACAGTACGGAAAGATGGAAAAACTGTCCATCTGCTAAGCCGGTCATGTAAGTTTGATTTAAGAGAATATTTTCGCTGGATTACTGGAGAAAAACAGAAATATACAGGTAGTAATCGTTATGGGAATGCTATTTATGGAAGGCAGGTGGCGGCATGGGGTTAAAATATGACGTTTCAAAAGCAAGAAGCCCATAGCGGATTAGGACATACAGGAATAATGGGCCAAGCATTTTGAGCCGAGTTGAGCATATTAAAAATATGTGGCAGTCGGATACTTTTCTGATTGCTGCACAAATTGAAAAAAATACTATGTTTATTAATATATCAGGAAGAAATTTGCAAGGAATCCAATATATAGAATAGATTGCTTGTGTGGATTAGTTTAATTGGGAAGGTGGAAAATTAGGATGAAAAAAACTGGACTAGAACAGGCATTTCTTGAAAATGCAAATGAAGCAGCAACAAAGATCAGAGATATATACCACATATTTGGTGGCTATGGTGATGAAAGTAGCCCGGAAGATGGTTTACTTGGTGAATTATATGTCCGTGTATGGGATATGGTTTCATTATACCTTGCACCCATTACAGGGAAAGAGCTTAATAGCGATGAGCTTAATGATATAACATATGAAGTGATGTATATGGATAAGGAAAGGATAGGGGGTTTTATTAAAAAATATGGTGGCGCAATTATATAAAGCGGAGAAGAAATTAAAAGCTATTTTGTTTTTGATACGTTTGCGCAGTGGATCAAGAAAGTTTTAGCGGAAATGATTGTTTAGGGTATACCCTAATCAGTCAGTAGACAACAGAAAGGGTGGAAAATAAGAATGTTTAATTTTAGAATCATTGATACACCAGACGGGAACCAGATCATTGACCCGTCAATAAAAACTCCATATAATGCGCTTACGCCTGTTCAAATGGTGGAATATATTGAAATGGATAATCAGCTTGCTATTATGGAAAAGCTGAAGCGAAAGAGAAGAGCAGAGGTAGGATGTAGAAAGAAATTTACCAGTAATCCATTGCTGAAATTGGCTGGTATGTGTGGATTGGTATAACCTACTGTTTACAGAAATGAAAGAAAGAATGTTATGAAAAGTTTTAAATAGATTGAAATAACGGATATACAAACAAGATTAGTCTGCAAAATATCCAGTATAGAGATATACCAGATATTTTAGATCTGATAGAAGGGGATTCTGTAAATTGGTGGAATTTTGGACACATGATAAATTATGGTATTGTGATGGAAACAAGTGTTTGAATTGTGAAGTAGTGAACTATGATGAGAAAGTTATTATATTGGGGTAATAGAGGCACATATAAGCCTATTTAAAGCCTTGGAATAGCGCATATGCAAATATATAAGCTCGTTGTGTTAAGCCCTTAAATAAGGCAAATAAACGACATAGAAAGGGAAGTATTAGGGCAATGGCTAAAGGAGGTTGATTCTTATGAAAAGGAAAAGGGGCAGGCCAGCATTAGGGGCGGTAAAGAAACCAGTTAAGGAAACTATTACAAGACAGGGACGGAAAGACCTGAAAACACTGGCGGATGATTTTGGGCTCTTGTATATGGAAGAGGTACAAGAAATTATTACAGGCTGTCATTCTTATTCAGAAGGGCAGCAGGGGATCATGCGGATATATGAAGCCGTATATCTAAGATAGAATCTATATGAGAACCGATCAGATAATAAAGGAAGGGGTTATATGAAAACAACAGAATACATATTTCACAATCAAGAGCATAAGGGATTTTACGAATATTATACTTCAAAGTGCAGCAGTCAGGACTCCCACTATAAAGCACTATTTTACTGCCTTGGAGTGGATGGAAATACACGGAACCATGTGCATGAAATCTATGATTGTTCTACGGGATGTATAAAAACGGGTTCATTAGACGCGCCATGGCAGACCAGTAGCAGCAGAAAAATTACTAGGCTTGCATTCAGTCTGTATACAGATGGGACACCCAGCGTTATGGATTTTGATTACCTGGATGCCCAATTAGATGAATGCAGTGAGTATAGTGTAGCGGAGATTATGTCTTGTGGGTATCTGGCGTATATGCTGGAGGCAGTGCGGATCAGGTATGAAGAATATTTATAATGGCATTAAAGCTGATAGAAAGGGGCAGAACCATGTCAGATCAGGAGTATCAGACCTATATGTTTCTTGTCAATTATGTAAAAAAGAATGGATTTCCACCATCCTACAGGGAAATAGCGGAAGGGATAGGTGTGGATTCTATTGCTACAGTCATGTACAGGCTACGCAATCTGGAAATGATGGGAAAAATAGAAGTCTGGAAAGATAAATCACATGCGATAAGGGTGATAGAATTCAAATTTGTGAAACCAGGCGGTAGAAAAGCAAAGAAAAGGTATTTATAATTCACGCAATACAGCAGTTGGGGATGGAAAATTTCTGTCCCTTTATTTTTTTGTGCGTTTACATATGGACGTAGATAGGGTATAATATATGTAACAATAGTAATGGAAAAGGATAGGAGGTTGTATTATGTTAGCAGCGGTAAAAGGTTATTATAACGGGGAACAGATTGTAATGGATGAAGATGAGCGGAAATATCTGGCCAGTGGTGATGAGGTGATAATCACTATTTTAAACAGAAACAGCATACCACAGATGGAAAGCAGAGCCGAGAGAAGAAAAAGAATTATTGAATCAGGAGCTTTTGTTTCACCAACTGGGAGAACAGCGGAAGAAGTAGAAAATTATATTAGGGAGATGCGTGCAGATGACAGATTTTAGCAGAATATTTTTAGATACATCGCCGATTATATATTATTTGCAGGAGAATGAATTATATTATTCAAAAATGAAATGGTTCTGGCGGGAATATGAAAGTTATGATTATGTTACATCTGCTATTACTATTACAGAATATCTAACATATCCTTATAAAATAGGGGATTTGCGAATGGTTAGTGATTTTCATTCTTTTCTTAATGGTATGGAGATAGAAGTTGAGACGGTAAATAAATCAATAGCAGAAAAGGCCGCACAGATCAGGGCAGAATATCCATATTTTAAAACTATGGATTCCCTACAGTTGGCTACAGCTTGTATTAGTGGCTGTCGTCTATTTTTAACGAATGACAAACAGTTAAAACAATTTCAAGAATGCCAATGTATTATGGTGGAAGAACTAGTGTGACCGAATCTGCCAGAAATGTGGGATATTTTCTGTTGAAAAATATCAGAATCCATTGAAAATTAGGCGTTTTCTTGATAGGACCACATGTGAATTTGATTTATAGGTGGTTTTGCTTGTAATAAATTTTGTAAAGTGTAGCAGTTGGAATAGAATATTTTAAGGAATCTGAGCAGTCCTCTTGTGTATGTTCATGAGGGGGCTGCTTTTTCGTGGAGTGAATAATGTAGTTCGGTGGAAATCGAAAAAGTATTGAATTTTCTACAAAACAAGCAAAATAATGGATGAAAATTGACGGAAAATGATTCGATTTCTGTGCAATTCGGGAGTTTGTTGAAATATCAATAAAATTAGTAATAATTCCTAGCAAACAAGTAGGAATAGTAGGATTCGATAAGGTATTCGGCGGATTTTGTTTGTGACATGCTAAAATGTTGATATATTGGGGAATAGGGTTCTGGAGCCGGAGGATGGAAATTTTAAGAGGCAGCAGGTGAGATTTTACTGGAAATGCCGATAAATAAAGGGGTTGAGGGGTGTTTGTGGAGAAATTGCATTTAGGGTTCGGGGATGTCCTGGAAATTAGAGTGTATGGTTGCAGAATAAAAAACGTTATGATATACTTACATTTATAAAAAATGTTTGGCTATAGTGGTTAATTTAATTTTGATTAGGAAATTATAAAACCTGAAAGTAGAGTATTATTTGACTATGCGATTTTATTGTATGATTTGTACAATATAATGAATTGGTTATATAAAAAATTATGAATACTTTTAAAATTTGATAATGCAATTAGCAATCAAAATAAATATATTGATGATAATATAATAATACTATTATAAATAAATTTTGAAATATTATAAAGAATTATAATATAGTTGCTATTCCTAACAAAATCATCTATAATTTGATTAGAAAGAGGGTGTATCTTATGGAAGCGCTAAAAAATGAACAAGTATATACCATTCAAGATATTTATGATTTGCCGGATGGAGAACGAGCAGAATTGATTGATGGTCAGATTTATTATATGGCTCCACCCAATAGAAGACATCAGCAAATATCCAGTTATTTACACAATGAGATTTATAATCATATAAAGAAAAATAATGGTGAATGTGAAATATATGCCGCTCCATTCGCTGTCTTTTTAAATGGAGATGATAAAAATTATGTTGAACCAGATATAAGTATCATATGTGATAAAAATAAGCTCACAGACAAAGGGTGTAAGGGTGCGCCGGACTGGATAATCGAAATCGTATCACAGGGCAGCAAACATATGGATTATTTTGTAAAACTTTTTAAATATCGTAATGCTGGTGTCAGAGAATACTGGATTGTTGATCCAACCAAAGAACAAATTATGATATATAGAATTGAACATGAAACGGGAGAGGAATATTCATTTGGCGAAGAAATACCCGTAGGAATATATGAAGGACTATCATTACGGATTCAATAATTATCTACTCCATCCAACTATTCTAGGAAGGCATTAGCTACTTATGTTGAACTAAAAGGATATAAACATGGAGGAAATAGAAGTTCAAGATGCCAAGATGGCACCTTGATTTTAGATGAAATCGCAAAAGAACTCAATATGTCTAAGAGTAATCATCAAAGAGCATTGCGTATTGAACGAAATCTCACTGATTCAATGAAAGAATTATTAGATACAGAAGGAACTACCCATTCTTTCAATTAAGTGTTAACGCTGTTAATTCTCTTCGGAACGTTTCTTATTGCATTGCTTGTCTATTTGGATAATAGGAATAACAAGCAGAAATAAATAAGCCTACCTTGTTTCTTAGCCGATTCAGGTAGACTTATTATATACCTATGGGGCTAACCACTTTGTGGGCGGTTGTTCCTTCTGTAGATATATTGTAACATGTAATTTGATGGTTGTAAAGATGTTTAGTTGATTTTTGTAAATCCAGAGTTATCCAGGATTCATATAAATCAGCATAGTTTTGAAGGAGAGAGGATCAGAAGATGACATTGCAAGAAGCAGAAATAAAAATAACAGAAATTGAAGAAAAAATAAGTCAATTATTAGAAGAGCGTGAAAGTGTATTAAAAGAATGGAACATAGCATTTAATCAGGAAAATCAACAAAATATAGTCTGCATTGATAAACATGATTCATATGTTCATAATTTATATTTAATTAATGGCGATTCCAGTATGTTCGTGTGCTATTTCAGCGATAGAGATATAACGGATGATATAAATGCTTTTTATAAATGTATAAATAATTCAATGAGGATGTTAAATCTTGCTAATCACCGGGAAGTGGAGTCGCCAGATTATCAAAAACGGCTGGTACATGCCAAAGCCATTGAGATTAGAGAAAAATTCTTAGCTGATAATATATGAAAATTACTCTAGCTATTTTTTATATGGTAGTGTAGGTTGGTCATCATATTTTATCCTTTAACAAGATTTATCATGCATAGCCAACCTGATTTTGTGCTGGCTATGCATAAATTGAGGTGATATAGATTAAAATTTTTCATCATTTAATACTATATAATTATAATAGTCTGCACCAAACTTTGATAGTCTTAAAATTTCTTCTCCATTAGCATCATTTATTGCTTTTTCTAAAATTCCATTTTGAATATATATATTTGAATAATAGTAATATGCTAAAGAAAGGTAGGATTTAGAAACACCTACAAGAAAATATGTTATATTTTTTAACATATATTCATTAGCGTTTAATGTTTGCTTGTCCTCTATATAGATTATGGTTTTTTGAAAAACTTTAAACAAATCTTTAAAATTAATAGTTTGAATAGCTAAAGAATTACCTTTAATCCAACCAATTAAATCATTGTTTTTTAAGAATTCTTTTAAAGTCGAATATATAGCAAGTTTAATATCTTTGCAGTCGTCAACTTTTTTTATGATTTTAGACATAACCATTGATTTAAATATTTGGTACTTATCAGGTGCCTCTTGTTCCATTGTGTTAGATAATCCAAGAGAATTTATTTTATTGGTTAAAAAATTATCACTTAACACAACAGCGAATATAGGAATGTTTTTACTAAAAGCATATTCGTACTCTAATTGAGTATAGCTTTTACTTGTTTCAGGTTCAATTGAGCCATACCGTCCGCCAAGAATTAGCATATATACATCAGATTCATCAATCCATTTGTAAATTGTCTTTAATTGTGATTCATTTCCTGCTTTAAACAGTTCCATACCAGCAGGGATATGACCAGCGTCAAGGATTGCCTCAACAGCAGCTTGGCGTTCTTCAATAAGATCAGTGTATGTAGACGAAACAAAAACCTGTAATTTTTTATTCATAATTTATCCCCTCTCGTATATTGATAAGAATATTATAGCAAATAACTATCTGTCAGACAAGTATATAAAAAATTTATTTTATCTGTCCTATCCAAACAATAAAAACCCAATTTCATAGACAAAAAAAACTACTGGTATGCAGCAATCCAGATCTGCAGGTCGGTAGTTTTTTGTTGTCCGAACAGAATATAAAAATTTACCAGTAAATATCAAAAAATTAGCAAACGTATATTCGAAAAGCCATCCAATCATACCATTGTCAAATCAAAATTTCTTCAAAAAACATCAATTTTGTACATGAAACCTACTATTTTGTACAAGCTACTTCCATTTTATAAAAAATCATGTATAATAAGTTTATGGTGGTTGGAACAAAATAACAAACATACATTCGAAAATATTATTGACAAATACAAACAAACGTTCTATAATTACCATTACTAAAATACAAAAGACCTATTCAAATCATACAAATGGTGTTGGCGCACCTCTGAATTGAACAGGCCTTGAAACAAAAAAGCGCAAAATTGCACTTGATTTATTATTACATATTTTTGATGATGAAGTCAAGTAGTTTCAAGCAATTCTGCAAAATATCCAGTAAAAATAAAGAAAATATACAAAGACCCTTATGATGGTAGGTCATTAGGCTTATTAAGTGTACCCAAAAGTGGAATATGCTTAAATAAGTATATTTCTACATTCGGAAAAATAAAGCTGCACTTTTTTGAGGGATAAAGACAAAACGGATGGAGAAGTAGTTTATAAGTAGCTCAAAGTTACTTAGTAGCTACTAAATATAAAGAACATGGAGGATTATCAATTATGAGACGAAAAACATCAACCAAACAATTAACAACGGCACTTTCCAATAACCTGCTTAAGGTGCAAAAAGTAGAAATTTATAACAAAACAACCAGGGAAAACGAACCAGTAAATAGTGAAAAGTTTATCGACTGCTTAAAAAATATCTCTAAATATGAAATATTAGCGGACGCATTAGGTTGGACTTATGAGTGGGACTACAAGTCAGGCCATTACCTATCTGAATGTGGACGGATGGACGGTAACTCAGAAAATATTGTTTCTGTATATTTGTGTGTAAATGATGGTGTGAGCCGAGAAGAGATCGATAGAATGTTAAAAATAGAGGAGGAATAAAACAATGCCAAAAAATGATTTTGCGGATAAAAGTATATTTGAGCTTAAAAGGAAAAAGGTAGTAAGACATTAAATATTGGGATAGAAACAAAGAGAATAAAAAGATGTGAACAGATAATAGAGCCTATACAAATTTGCTTTATATAGGCTCTATATAGAGAAAATAAACTATTTTGGGGAATTATCGTAGTTTTTTCCTAAGCCAAATAAAATTATCAGGAATATCTACCAAATAAAAAGTATTACGAGCCTCTTCATCAAGGATCAAACAAACATTAAGCAGATCGTATAAAGATGTAATATTAGTTACTTTAGGAAAAATATCATTTATATTATTCCAACATCGTTTATACCAATAGATGACATCAGTTTCTATATCCTTGGCTATTGTAGGAAGGTTAGTTATAATTTCTTCTCTGCTTTTCTTTTTTAAGTTGTATATTATCTCAAGCAATGTACTCCTTGCGTATAGAACATGACCACTTAAAGAGGTAAATTCTATTTTTGCACGTCTTTGTTCAGGTGTAATAGAAATTGTTTCACCCTCTTTTGCGTGTACTAGCTTAGTTATATCAACGCCTTTATAGATTATTGGTATATCTGTACGGTATCCCCATAAAGAGTCTATAAATTCCTGTTCTAGTGATTTTGAAATTTGGTTAATACATTTTGATGGTGCTTTAGATTTATCCATCAATTCATCAACAGAAATACCAAAATAACCGGCTAATTTTTGCCACGATTCATTATTTCTTGGTTCGCGAGTACCTTGCTCATAATTTCCAATGGTGGCAGGGGATACACCGATTGCTTTTGCTAAATCAGCTTGTGTTAAATTATTTTCTATACGTAGCTGCCTTAATTTATCTTTAAACATTATATTCACCTCATTAGATGTAGTATAACACGAATTATTAGAGAAATCAACAAAATGTGTAAAAAGGTGTTGACAACTACACGAATGCGTGTTATTGTATGTGTAAAATAAAACAAAACGTGTAGAAATACACAAGGAGGATTCACCATTTGAATAAGAAGAGTGTGACGGTTGTAAATCATACAATCCAGAGTGTCGGATGGGAGCGTGTAGCATCTATCCGAACCAAAAGCAGAAGAAAATAGAAGTAAAAAAGGTAGAAGTGTATGATACAGGCTAAAAAGCCAATTATTTTTTACCATAACTAATCAGAGTTAGTAAGAAACAAAAAGAGAATATCATTATAAGGAAGAGGGTGATAAGAGTGAATGAAGAGTTAGTCAGAACACAGTATGTAATCATGCAACTTTTAAGAAAAAATAAAGCCACTAACTGTATAAGAGGCATGACGGCGACAGAACTTTCGGAACAAGAAGGAAGAAATAAGCCTAATACATTGTACAAGCACATAAGGATTCTTGAGAAAAGAAATTTGGTAGAATCTGGTGTAAAAGTAGAAAGAGCAAACAGCTATTTTATCAATGAGTTAGGTTTAGAACTACTAAAAAAATATGACGATATGGAGGAAGAAAAGAATGGAAGTAACAATGAGTGTTAATGGATGGTATGGTTTTGTAGGTTTAGGACAGATGGGAGGTAATGTTGTCAAGAGTATTCATACAAAGGGATATTCTGTTATGGCAGCGAACACGGCACAATCGGATTTGGATGGTTTGGATATTCCAGAAGAAAGCAAATATCATATTCTAGGTGGATATGGAAGTAGCAAGGAAAGAAAAAAAGCAAAACAGTTGTTAGCAGAAAATAATTGTGAGAATTTTGATCTGCTTGTTAATGAGATTAAGGAAAGATTCAAGGACTGTAGAGTTATTTTCCTTATAGGAAGTTCTGGTGGTGGTTCGGGTAGTGCGATTGTGCCAGCTATAAAAATGAGATTGCAAGCGGAAACGGACAAAATCATTTGTGTGGTAACGTGTACACCTGATGATAATGCCAGTATGAAAGAATATATGAACTGCTATGAGTTTTTCCAGGAATTAGAAACCATAGAGGGCGGTGGTGCAACTTTCATTATTGATAACAATAAGAATAAAGAAAAATTAGTCCTGAATGAACAGTTTGCTTGTTATTTGGATGCATTTCTGAATTGTGAGACAACTTCTACAAGGGGTGTGGTTGATCGGGCAGAAATTGAGAATGTCTTATCACAAAAGGGAACTTGTATTGTGAATAAGCAAGGTTCTGATAAAGCAACTACTCAAACAGTGATTGAGAGGATCAGAGATAACATTTATGTGCCATTAGAGAATGATGGTGTAGTGGCGAACATAGCATTGGTAAATTCTAATAACAATGTGAGACTGAATGAAATAATTGAAAGTGTAGGGAAACCGCTTGCTACATTTGAAGGTTGGGAATCTGATGCGACTGTATTAGCAATTTCGGGTTGTTCTCTTCCATATAAGAAGTTGGACGAAATCAAACAGAAGATTGAGGAAAACAAAGACACGATTAAAAGGAATCTGACAGCTACAAGTGAACGCAAATTGACAGGAAGTATTGACTTTTTGGGAGATATTACTGCCGAAAAGCCGAAACCAGAGAAGAAAAAATCTACAAGGGATTTACTGTTTTTATAAGATAGTCAGAATCAATCAGGGTTAGTAAGGGATTAGTAATAGCTAATCATAGGTAATCAGTAAATATTTTATCGTGGTCAGAATATGCTAATTCCTATCCAAAAAGAGAAGTGGAGGTTATAGGAAGTTGTCACATAAAAATGATTCAGTGCGAAACAAGCTGATTGAAATTACAAATCAAGGCTTGATGTTAAAGGCGATTGCTCTAAATGTTGGCATAGATGTAAATGATTTATCCAGATATAAAGGTGGAATGTTTAAAGCAATCAGATGTAGAAATATTATCTGAATACTTGAATGAAGTGCATATTCCACAGTGGAAGGCAGTTACACCAGAAAAACAAATGACAATGAGAGAGCGTTTATTGGAAAGTAGAAATAAGCAAAATGAAGAAAAACCAAAGAGAAGGTGTAGAAAAGTAAGTTTAGACTTGCTTAATGAGCTGGAATCCTAAATGTAGAAGTAAACCATAGGTGGGTAGTAAAACGCTACATACCACCTACCACCAATAAATAAAGGAGATAATCAAAATGGAAGAAACAAGAGAAGTAATTACAATGAAAGAACTGGAAGAAATTATGACTTCTAGGACAGGGAAATTTGACGCAAGCAGTGTTGATACATACGGATTCAGTGTTGATATGCTTTGTACAGGCGTTCACTTTGACAAGTCAATGGATGATGATAGCGAATATGTTTGCATGATTTTGATAAACGAGCCGACAGAAGTACAAATTGATCCATCCTATATTGAAACAATTTATCTTGATGAAGATGGAACAATTACGATTATATTCATTAAAGAGTTTCCTAATTTGATTATTAAGTACAGAGAATAGGATATTAAGTAATTATGCGCCAATTACATAATGCGATTCATGTATAGGCGCACAAGAATTACTCGTTATCATTTTCATAATGAACTGTATCTAAACTTTCAATAGTATTTAAGGTTAAAGATTCATTATGAAAAACGGATTCAAATATATCTGTATTTTTGTCTTTATCTTTCGTAAGATCGATTGAATTAAAAGTTTTCAGTATATCAATAAGTTTATCTGATTCACTGAAAAATCTTGAGCAATTAGGGCATTTTACTGATTCGTGGTTTTTACATGAAACCATTTCATAAGAACAACCACATAGGCACTTAACTGTTGCTTTTAGAATCATTATCATTCACCTCCATATAGAAGATTATACCAGAAAGTAACTATAAATCAATGGAGAAAAATATTTAAAATAGCCGAAACGGTGATAGTTGGGAACATCCAATTATCTACCGTCAAGACAAGACGTTATTGACACTGAAAAGGGGTACAAGCTGTCAATGTCAAAGGCGTGTAAATTTTGTACAAGTTGATTGTTAAAAAGAGAATAGGTAATAAGGGAGTAGTGCAACGCTGATCTTCAGCGTTTATTCCCATTTTAATAAAAAACGAAGGAGTGATGTATTATTAGCAACAACACACAAACAGAAATTTTAAGAAGGTACTATGATATGCTTTATCCTGAAAAATTGAAGGATAACGAGTATATAAGGATGATTGCACTAAGACGGAATAAGGATGGAGAAGTTGGAAAAGATGAAGGTAATAGAGAAGTTTGGTATGTAAAAAGTTTTAAAGCATTTCAGAAATTTATAAATGATTATCGCGAGACACATGATGTTTACAATCAAATTGCGACTAATTACGGAAAAAAAGATGGAACCATCACAAGCCAACGGATGCGAAAAGTAATATATTTGGATTTTGACAGAAAAGATTATCCTGAAATGAAGGATGCTAGAGATTGCACTCAAATGATAAAGGATAAAATACCAAAATTATTTCTTCATGGATGTATCAATAGTGGACATGGGTATCATTATTATGTAAGCATACATCCTACATGCAATACAAAAGAAGTTGTTGAAATAAATAAAACACTTGTATCAATTTTAGGCGCAGATATGAAAGCAGCTTCACCGACACAGATTTCAAGGCCACCTTGTACATATAATCATAAACTGGATGATGGAACTTATGATTATGAAAATAAAGAAAAATGGTCATTTGTAAAGGTTATAGACAACAGGTATAGAGTAGGAAATCAGTTTAAAGCATTTAAACTTCCATATTTATTAAAGTTAATCAACTATTATAACAATGAGCAAGAGAATATCAAAATTCTTGAAAAACAAAAGTGGAATTATGAAAGCCTAAATGAATATCCTTGTTATCTCTGTGTAAGAAAAATGCTTAATGAGGGAGCCGATAAAGGACAAAGAGATTTTTGGCTTGGTAGGATTGTGAATTTACTGCAAATGGAAGGATATCAGGAATCAAAAATCTATACTTTATGCCATGAATATAATGCAAAGTGCAGACCACCAAAGACCAAAAAGATTATAGAGGATGATGTAAAAGGTTATTTGAGTAAAAATTATAAGCTGTTAGGATGCTATGAGAGTTTTAAACCAGATGATCCAAGAAGGAAATTTGTAGAAGATCAGTGTGATAAGGTATATTGTGGAACCTATCATAACGGAGCGAAAATATCTATAGCAGATGAAAAAGCTGCCACAATCAATAAGAAAATTTTAACAAGAAAACATTTCAGGGAAACAAAAGGGCATGAGTTTTTGATTATTACTCTTTTAGAAGTGTATAAAAACAGTTTTGGCAGACGGGGATTCCGAGTAAAAAATCTGCAAGAGTTATTGTATTCATCAATCAAAAAGAGATATTGCATTGGTGAGAGACGATTGAAAGAGCTTTTAGAAGGATTAAAAGAGAAGAATTATATAGAAATTACACCAGATAAAAAGAAGCCAGATGATTTTAAAGAGTGTCGTTTAAAAATGTCAAGACGTTTACGAGAATTTCAACAGGGAAGTATAAGGTTTTATTTTTCAGTTGCAAACGCTCTAATTGATGGCAAAATATCACAAGTAGATTATCTTATATATATAGCATTGGTAAATAATTTGGATAGTGGAATAAAAGCTACTTATGATGAACTGTCAGAGGCTATTGGTTTGGATGAATTATCTCCTAATGAAATAGGTAAACATATTAGAAAATTAAGAAAAGAAAGATGTTTAATTGTAGAGAAACAATATACAGATAAAGGGTATGAATGGAATAAATATAAATTTATCAATCCATATGAAGTAGAAGATGGCAATATTAATAATGAATTGAATAAGAATGAAATTAATGATTGTGTGGAAGAGATTAATTCTGATAAAGAGCGGTTAATGGATTATGAAATTATCCTAAGACCTGTGGTGTAAATATTGGTGTACACTACCCATTCACTACGTTCATTATTATACACTCGTATACAATAGGGGGGAAATTAAACCTTCTGATTCCCAAAAAACATTGAAAAATAAGGATTTTTGAAATATTTTACTTACGAAATCCACGGGGGAAATCAAACAGGCTAAAAACGGAGAAAACCTTGAAAAATCAAGGGATTCCAGCGTTTTTTACGTGCAAATTGAAAAATGCAGTTCCATGTTGACGAAGTAACTGCTATTAACTTTAATTAATAGCTTACCATACATGGACTGCAAATACAAGCACAATTTTATGAAATTTAGAAACATTATTGAGCAAAGGAGAAGTATTATTGAAGGAATTAAAGGAACCTAAATTATATATTATGGCAACAAATAAGGTATCAGGAATCTATACCGTTACAAATAAGACAACAGGTAGATTATATATAGGTGAAAGTTTAGATATTTATAGAAGATGGCATGATGAACATATTCCTCAGTTAAGAAAGGATCGACATTATAATAAAGAATTACAGAAAGATTTTAATAAATATGGTGAAGAGAACTTTAGTTTTGATATATTGGAGCGATATTCAGGAAATGATCCGATATCCACAAAAGCAAGGCTTTTAATTCTGGAAAGTTATTTCATTACACAATTTGAGAAAGCAGGGATTAGTTTATATAATGCAGAAAATACTTTAGTAGAGATATTAAATGGTAATAAGATTCCGACCGAAGGAAATACATTGATTTACATAATAGCAAGTGTCTTAGTGAACTATGTAATTAAAGAATGTGAAGGATTTGTGTATTTTGAGAAATATAAGACAATAAAGGAGATTTTATTTGATTACGTTATACCAAAAAAGGAATCACAAGCATTAATTATCAAAGAATTTGAAAAGTATTTAGCGGATAACGGTAATAACAAATATTATTATGTTCATGCCAATCCAGTGAATTATGTAATAAATGGTAAAAAAATGAGACATGAAGAATATGTGGTTAGAGATGACAGAATAAAAGAATTAGAGAGGATGGCAATATTATTTTCGGAACTTAGAAATAAAGAGCAAAAGAAAATTGACATGCCACCTGACAAAAAAGTTTCTGTTAAGAAAGAGTTTGAGCCTATTTGTGACGGAGAAGTAAGATTTAGCAATTTATTTAAAATTTTTGCAGAGGATGGGACGTTACCAAAAGATTACATCTACGATAAAATCAGAGAATATATGGTTGGTTTAGGTATTATAACAATGAAAGAAATGGAGTCTAAGGGAGTGTTAAAACGAGTTTCGTTTGCTACAGAAGATGCATTGGATAAAAATATATTAAGGATTGTTGGGCGTAGTAGATGTGGAGATAGTTTTACTTACAGTTATGTTTTTACGGTAAGGGGAATTAAATATATGAGAAAAGTATTTTCTGATCTTGATGAGAGTAAAAAGGTGGAATTGTTTACATATGGTAATATTGCTTGATGGATGAGTATAGATTTTTTGGATGAAGAAAGAGATAAGGAGTAAAGGAGAATGATTAAATATGTCAAAACAAAATGAACTATGTTTCCTCTGTGGAAAGACAAAATCAGAAGTAAATAAGCTGCTAAAAGGTAGATTCGGATTTGTCTGTGATTCTTGCACTTATGAAGCATATGAAGTATTGAACGGCCAAGAAGAGGAAGAAATCTCTGAAAATGTGCAGTTAGCAACTCCATCACAGATTAAGTCCTATCTGGATCAGTATGTGGTTGGCCAGGACGAAGCGAAGAAAACATTGGCAGTTGCAGTTTTTAATCACTACAAAAGATTAAGACAGAATAAAAAATCAGATATTGAAATACAGAAATCCAATATTCTTCTTATAGGCTCAACTGGTTCTGGTAAAACGTATCTGGCTCAGATACTTGCCCGTTTTCTTGGAGTACCATTTGCAATCGCCGATTCTACGTCATTAACTGAATCGGGCTATGTTGGGGATGATGTTGAAAATATTTTACTTACACTGTTGCAGAATGCAGATTATGACAATAAATTAGCAGAACAGGGAATTGTCTACATAGATGAAATTGATAAGCTATCACGAAAAAGTGAAAATACATCAACTACTCGTGATGTTGGCGGCGAGGGTGTTCAACAGGCATTACTAAAGATTATTGAAGGTAGTGTTGTGAGAGTTCCTTTATCTGGTGGTCGTAAACATCCACAAGCTGAGTGTGTGAATATTGATACATCAAATATTTTGTTTATTTGCGGCGGGGCTTTTGATGGGCTGGAGAAGATTATGGAGCAGAGAAATAATAATAGTAGGAGTATTGGTTTTGGTGCTGATATTAAAAGTGCTTATGAGACAAGTACGTTGGATTTATCAGATGTGCAGCAAAAAGATTTAACAACTTTTGGTTTGATTCCAGAATTAATAGGGAGACTGCCTGTTATTACGACATTGAATCCGTTAAGTAAAGAAGATTTGAAAAGTATATTGGTGCAGCCGAAAAATGCCATTATTAAGCAGTATCAGGAACTATTCAGAATGGATGGTGTGGAATTAGATGTAACAGAGGAAGCATTGGATAAGATAGCTGAAAAAGCGATATTGAGGAATACAGGCGCACGAGGATTAAGGAGCATTATTGAAAATTTTATGAAAGATATTATGTTCAAAGTACCAGATATTCCAGGTGCAAAGAAGGTTGTTATAACTCTTGGTGTTGTTGAGGGGATAGAAGAAGCGGTGATTTACGGAAGTAGGAATAAGAAGATTGCGTAAAGGATGGTGAATTATCATGTCACTAAAACAAGAGTGTATAGATATGTTTACCCTAATTTTTAAAGGGTTACGAGAATATGAAGACTATGATATAGAAGAAAATACAACTGTTTTTTTATGCTCAGATGAAGATTATAAAGATATAGAAGTTTTATCTTACGAATGTTATAAATGTCATAAAAGAGAAATTTGCAATAAAGATTATGTTGAAGTTGATTTGTCAGTATTTGTCCCTTGGTGGGCTGGTGATGAAGATGGTGGAAGCATTTACATCAACTTTAAAAAGGTTCCTGTAAAACAACAATATAAGAATACAATTTATTATATCAATAACCGTAAGCAGCTTATTGACTTGATATATAAAATGAAACAGCGCGTAGATCATATGAAGAATGCTTATGCAGAATATGCAGAAAAAATTATTGAGTTAAGACAATACGGGCAAGAATTTCTTTTACAGGTACAGAAAGATTATCCAGTGTTTAATAGTATAAAGATTGGTGATCTTCCCCTTGTTTTTTCAGATTTTGCTAAGGAAGAAAATGGTACATATAGATATGATACAGGCGGTGATTTTGATGTTGTGGATATACAACTTATTATACATGTTTATGATTGTTGGAGAGGCTTAGATGAACTTAAGACAACAATCAGGCATGAAATATTTCATTACCTGTTATTTAGGGTGGGAGTTAATAATTCTGATAGTGGAGGGATATTTCATTACTTCTGTAAAAAATATGATGCCCATGCTTATAAGGAAATGGCAGAAGAGGAGCAGAAAATTTACAGTGATATGGTGGAGTTATCACCTAAAGAAATATCTGATATGTTGGAAGGGGTTAAGAAAAAAATTGTTATGTATTATGCAAAATAGGAGGAATTCACATGAACAATAATTTTACGGTAATCAATTCAACGGATGAAGATAAAAACAAAGAAATGGATCGCGTCTATAGGATAGCGAAAATAAGTGAGTGTTGGGAGCGTCAGTATTATTCAGCATTAAAAAAATCATGTACAGGTAGAACAGGGAGGATATGTGACTTGCCACAAGATGAGCTTGCTAAAATAGGCTTAGCTGGTATCAAATACATTTGTTCTATGCGTGATGTTGCGAGAGAGAATAAGAAGCTGGGTATTGACGAAGGGAAGACACTTGCGAAAGAACAGGTTAGATTTACAGTAATTGATAGCATATTCACAATCTGTAGTTATCTGACCCTAAGGAACTTTGTAACCACATTTCCCATAGAAAAGTATTATAAGGGTGATAAATGGGGAGATAAGGACTATTTCTTTACAATGGAAGTCCTGTCTAAGATGGGTTGGGACAAGCAACCAATAGGCAGGGATGAACTATCAGAACTGTTGTGGGACTATGATAATGCTGATTTGAGACATGCTTATATAGAGTTTACTACCGCTATGAGTGCTTTATACAGGGCGCAGACTGGCAAAAGTATTATGGAGCAATGGTGTGAAGATCATGGAATTGATACATATACAATGAATAAAGAAACAGGAATTATGACGAACCAGAAGGGCGACACTATAAAGCCCAAAAAGGTGAGCCATATTCAGATTGTGGAATGATCTGGAAAGTAAAACATCATGTGGTCGGTTTGTTAAATCGGTAAATGAAATTATAGGGAACTTCCCTGACTCTGCCATTTTGATTTTTATCAATGAAATCGTAGTTTCAACCTATCGGAAAACTGTCCTATGTGTTAGGTTTATTTTACGTTTAAGAGGTTAGTTTGAGTGGTTGTTTCATAGAGGGTAAATTGTTAAGGGGGAGTTGTTTTGAATGGAATTTATGCGGATTATTTAGGATAGGTGTCTATATAGGGGGGTAATAGATAGGTGTGATTGCTCTCCTATTCAGAGACTTGTTGTTACTGAGAAATATAGACCTATTTATGAGAGGCAAGCACAAGAAAACCAATCTAAAGCTGGTGGTGATAGAAAATCAGAATACTATCAGAAATCGCTTACGGAAAATTTACCACAAGCGATTTCTACAAAAGATCGTAATCCAACAACAGATAAAAAACTTTCTGATATAGCTGGTGTTTCAGAGAAAACATATCGTATGGGTGCAAAAGTTTTAAATTCAGACAATGATGAATTAAAACAACGTGTATTATCTGGTGAAACATCAATTAGTGCTGGTTATAAGGAACTTATCCAGAGATTAGCCGTTATGGACAAGTTTAAAAAGAAAATTCAAGAACAAGCGAAAGAAAAAATGTCATTAGGCGGTGGAGATAAAAAATCGCTTTTGCAGAATTCTTCAAAAGCGGTAGATCCAGAAAATAAGATTGATGTACGTGCTAAATTAGCCAAAACAGCAGGTGTGTCTACTGATACATATTCAAAAGGTAAAAAAATTCTCGACTCAGATAATGAACTTGCAAAAATGGCAGGTGTTGGAACTGGTACTGTTGCAAGGTATGATACTGTGATGAATTCTGATGATGAAGAATTAAAGAAAAAAGTACTTGCAAATGAAGTAAGTATAAATGCTGGCTATGAAAAACTTGTGCAAAGTAAAATTTATAAGGAGAATTTGAGAATGGAACATTCAAAAGAAAAACATAAAAATATGAGATTTTTCAATAATATGACTGTTGTAGAGAAAGCGGCTTATAAAAGACAACAAAAGAATTTTATAAGAACCGCAGCATTAGGTAGGAATAAAAGTGGTATAAATGAAGAAAAAGAATAGGATAATTTTTGGATATATAGAAATTATTTGTTTTTTGTAGTTTTATTAGCACCTTGACAATTAAATATTTTGTTGAATTTTGGTGGTTGGTGTGGTATGATATTTTCATTATAAAAGATGGGGGTATTATATGGACAAGGAAAAAAAGATTATTTTTTCTGAAGAGATTGATAGTAGTATTACTGGATTTTCAGTTGGGGTTTCATTTGTTGTAGTTGCATTATTTGTATGGTTTGGTAGATTGTTTCATAATAGAATTGCAGAGAGTGTAATCACTATCATACTATTAATAATAGGAATTTGTGGAACTTTTTTGGAATTTGAAAAGATAAATCAAAAAAATATAAAAGGATTATATGATCTTGGACTAGGATGTGTTTTATCTATACTTTTCTTTTTTTTGATTATTAAGTTTGATTTGTTAGTATTGAATATAGTTTGCGTGATATTACTTCTTTTCAGTATATATGCAGTTTTTTCAGGATTATTAAAAATAGGATATTCGTTTAAAATACAAAAAAGAAATGTAGAAAACAAGAAAGTAGAAATTTTTAAAATAATTACTGGAGTGACTGAAATAATAGCATTAGTAGTAGTTATTCTTCAATTAGTATCAGAATTATTGTAGATATATTTTAACACACAACCAACAATATTTAGTAATGATATTGTTGGTATTTTTTTGTCCAAAAATAAAGAACGTAAGTTCGAAAAAAGTATTAATATCGAACGTTTGTTCTGATAATGTTAGTGAGAACACACGTTCTATTCTGTATCAAGTTAAATATTTTCTTTGTAATAATCAGGTTACATTCAGTAGCAGTAAAAATCCTGAATAAAAATAGAAGATATGAATGAGTAAAAGTTAAGGAGGATGAATTTTTATGGTGGACGGCAAACAAGAAAATAAAAAAGAAATGCTATTTTGGAGGAATGATTAAATGGAAAAAAGAACTCAAAATTATAACTTAGAAGAAATTATAGAGAGGATGGAGAAAAACAAACTGACGTTTGACTATCCGATTCAACGTGAATCAGGTCAATGGGATAAATCTCAGAAATCATTATTGATTGATTCAATCCTTAATGGTTATTTCCTTCCAGAAATTTACATAATCAGGGAGGGAACCGAGGATTTCGCTCCAATGTCGGTACTTGATGGCAAACAACGGCTCACAACATTGTATGAATTTGCGAAAGATGGGTTTGCTCTTTCTAACGATCTGGATGATGTTACGGTTGTGGATGTTTCCTTTGATGAAGATAAAAACCCAGTTAGAGAGGAGAGGGCATATCCTATTGCAAAGAAAAAATTTTCAGAATTGGATGTAGCACTACAAAAAGTATTTAGCAAATACAAATTAGAAGTGAAACTACTTGCCGGATTTTCGGATGAACAGATAGAGGATCAGTTCTACCGTTTAAATAATGGATGCATATTTAGCAAGAGCCAGAAGGCGAATGTGAAATTAGGCACAGAATTAGCTGGGAAAATCAAGGAAATAGAAGAGTGTGATTTTTTTGAAAATAGGGCGGTGTTTTCGAATTTACAGCGGAAAAGAGGTGAAATTACAAGTTGCATCTTACAGTCAATGATGCTGTTGTCAGATTTTGAATACCGTAGTTTTGCGGCAGGTGAGGTTGTACGGTATGCAGAGAAGTTAAATGAGAACCCTGATTATGACCTTATAGACAAGACAAAAGATTTATTTGACAGGCTTTTTTGTGTCCTTCCTCCATATAATAAAGAATTGGATAAGAACTGTTTAAAGAAAATCCATATCCCTATTCTGGTTAAGAATTTGGACACCATAGACAAACTAGATGTTGATTATGATTTAACGGATGACGAGTATACGGAATTCTTGAAAAAATGGTTTGAAGTCTGGAATGATACATCTGGATATTTAGAATTTTGTAAGCAAGGCTCTACAGGAAAAGCTAGAGTTGAAGGGCGTGTTGAGACGATGCGCAAGGAATTAAGGGAATATGCAATACAATTGGCTATGGAGAAAGGGGCATGAACTGATATGAAAATAATGAAAGTTGCTGATTTGAAACCACATCCAAAGAATGAAGAAATTTATGGATACGGCGAAGACGTTTCTGATTTAGTGGAGAAGATTAAAAAGAGTGAGCGTGTACATACAATGACAGTAAATTCAAAGGGCGTGGTACTGGCTGGGCATAGACGATTAAAGGCTTGTCTTGAACTGGGAATAGAAACGGTCAATGTAGAGGTGGTTGATTTTGACACACCAGAAGAAGAAATAGAATTCATTGTGCTGGACAATCACCAGAGAGAAAAGACAGTAGAGCAGAAGGCCAAAGAAGCAAGGGTTTTAAAGGCAGTTGAGGGAAAGCTTGCTGAAATTAGACGAAGATCTACACAAAACAATAAGACAGCTAAGAAATTGGCAGATACGCCGAATTCGGCGGAACAGGTAAAAAAAGGCGAAGCAAGGGATATTGTTGCAAAAAATGTAGGCTTACGTTCTGGGCATGAAGTTGACAGGGCAATAACAGCTGTCAATAAAATAGATGAATTAAGGAAGGCCGGGCGTATAGAAGAGGCAGAACTTATCCGTGGGGTACTGAATAATAGGTCAGTATCAGCGGCAGAGGATCTTGCAAGGAATATTGATATTGTTGAAATACCTAAAGAAGATAAGCCGCTTGTACAGTCTGGCAAAAAAAGCTCATATTCCTATGTGGAACAGGCGAAACAGAGACAGAGACCAAAAGAAGAGACAAAAACATGTAAAACCTGTGGGGAGATATTTTCTGTCCATATGTTTTATAAAGGAAGGAATGAATGCAAAAATTGTTGTGCTACCAAAGACAGGGCAAGGCATTCTGGTGTAGTTAAGGATCTTTTCGGGAACCCATTGCCTTATGATAAAGAATTAGCTAACAGCCAGTCAGTAAAGGATGCGATCGCTCATTTGAAAAGAGATCCGTCAAAAGATACTAATACAATTGATTATAATATGGAATTTAAACTTTTTAAGATAACTTTGGATGACTATTATTTGGCAAACAAAAAATTTATAGACGGAGAAGTTTTTAATGAGATGCCAATAGAAGTAAAAAATAAATTCAGCAAGGAGGTAGATAATTTGGCAAACTATGTCCATTTGTTAAAAAAGCATTTAGAGAAATGATTTTTTTAGAATTAATAATGTTGAAAATAATTTAACAGAAAAGGAGATTAAGAGAAATGGCGAAAAATGAAATGAGAGGGCAATTAGTAAAGGATAACGGAAAAAAAGTACAGGAACAACAACTATTTGGTATTGTTCCTAGTGTTTCGTTTCTTGTGCCTTCAGAAAATAGCAACACTGAAATGACACAGATTATGAATCTTAATACCAAAGATCTTATATCAAATCAGCCATATCAAAGGGATGTTGACCAGAAACGGGTTTCCTATATTGTAACGAATTATGATCCTCATAAATTTGGAATTATTAAAGTGAGTTTTAGGGATGGGAATTACTATGTATATGATGGGCAGCATAGAATTGCGGCGTTCAAAGTTTTGAATGATGATCAGGATGGTTTTGTGAAGTGTGAGGTTCATTATGGGCTTACCTATGAAGATGAAGCAAAATATTTTGCAGAGCAGTATTTAGGATCAAAAAATGTAAGTATTGTTTACAGGTGGAGGGCATTATATGAGGCTAAAGAAGAACCTGTGTATTCTATTGTTGATTCTGTAAGGGCGATTGGCATTGATGTGAAATTTACAAAATCTAAAGCAGCAAACCGGATTATTGCATTTAAGCAATTAAACGATATGTGGGTAAAACTCGGAGCTGAAAAAACTTTACAAATTCTTAGTTTATTAAAACAAGTTTGGGAAACGGATGAAAATGCATTTGATGGTAACATCATACTGGGCATGAGGGAATTTTTCTATGTGTATATGGATGAGATAAGAGAGGATACATTTATAAAGCAGATGAGAAAAGTATTACCAGCAACAATTGTTGTTGAAGGAAAGAAAGACACCATAAGCAAAAATGGACTGAATTACGCAAAAGTTATCTGGCTTAAATATAATAATGGACTAAAAATGAGAAGGCTAGATTATAGATTCAAAGGCTAACAGATATAAGTATTACATAAGGACAAGCTTTATCGGATGTGAAAGCAAGTAGCATCCGATAGCTGTTTCCATTCTACCAGGATGATTTGTGGGGTTTTGGAGGATAAAAAGAGAAGTATATAGTGTAAACATTGGTATTATGATGAATGGTTTGAAGTGGAGGTTGGTTAAAATAAGTACAAAACAGGAAGTAATGGTTGAAAATAAATTATGTAAAATCAGAAGGATTAAGATAAATAACTTTGAAAAAGTGGAAACGACACAAGGCAAATATAAAATTATTGTCAGGATGTACCCATTCAAAGAAAGCAGATCAAAAATATTCATTGATGATTCTGAACTTACGAGAATAATTAAACATCTAAACCCCATAGACAACTGTCTGGATGGAAGATATGAGTATTTAAAAGATTTAATCAGTATAAAGGTTGGGAAAAGTGGCAAATACAAAATGTTTATAAATGATGGGAATGGCAGGACTATTGAAAATATTGGTGAATTAGAAATTCATAATTATAAGTATAATAAAGAAACGGAAGAATACTATTTAGAAACTGTAGAGACATTTGTACATTTGATATCAAATGCAAGCCATATTAGGAGCCAAAAAGCATTATTTATAAGCAAACATTTGTTTATGGCAGTGGATGAAATACTGCGTTGCGGAGTTGCCCCAGACACTAAAACTAAATATATTAGCAAATGGACTTCCTATTATGGTTTACAGGCAAGCAATAGTGTAGTGGTTACAATGCCAAAATGTACAGTTATACCAGACCTGTATCTGGATATTAAAGATATTTTCAATATCGTGCGCCAAGATTATAAAAAAGGATATAACGCAGAATCGGAAGTAATAGATAAGTTTCAATATAATGTTATAGAAGGTATAAAAACATATATTAAAACGTGCCCTTTTGACGGAAGTGGTGTCGTTGATATAAGCATCGCAGAAATATGGGCGAGGGATTTAGGGCTTGATTATGTACCCAGTTCATTCCAGATCAGATTATGTGGTGTGAAAGGTTGTCTATTTGTCATGCCAATAAAAAAATTTGTTGAGAAAGCTAGTAAAACAGGAAAGCTGAAGGATATAGATGGAACTATACAGGACTATAATAATGGCGATTTTAACGTAATTTTAACAGAATCCATGTTTAAATATAAAAAATTCTATTGTGAAAATGAAAAGGTAAAGCAGTGGAAAAGGGAGTTTCATAAGGAAATATACGGGTATAAAAGGACATTTAATGTCTGTTCGTTTGCAGCTAAGCCAGAAGATTTAAAGGATGAACTATTGACAGCTTACCAGCCTTTACAAACGCTGGATACGCTGCTTGATATAGAAGATGAAGAACGGCAGCAACGGCTTGATAGATTATGCGGAAGGACAGTGGAAGCAGTAAAATCCATGCATTCTAATATATTTTCTTTCCTGAAATATATCGGCATTGACGAAAAAAGGAAAGCGAAAAAAGAATCAGTAAAGCCATATTACAGGGCATTAGCACATAACCACTCGTTGTGTAATGATAAGTATATTAGAATGAAAATGGAGGATACCCTAAAAACTATCAAAGAAAAAACATATGTTGGCAAACTTTATATGGATGGCAATTATACAGTGGTAGGCAGTGACCCGTTTGCGTTATTGCAGCACGCATTTGGGATGAAGGTAACAGGGCTTCTTGGTAGAAATGAAATATATTCTGATTACTGGAATAAAAGAAATGTAGAATCTGTAACTATATGGCGTAATCCCCACATCTACCGCGAACACTGGATTGGGAAATGCATTGATAATAAAGATACTGCGGAGTGGTTCAAGTACCTTGGGGCAAATATCATAGTGTCTGTTTGGGATACTAACCTGCTTCGCTGTAATTCTGCCGATACAGATGGGGATACCTTGGCAAGTGTTAAAAATAACATATTGGAAGCAGAAGTGAAAAAAATACTGGAGTCTGGTAAAGCAAGGACGATATATCCTGACCTGCTGTGCGATAGGGAAAATAATGAGGATAATGTTGCAGAGGTATGTATATCTGACACAAAAGCAATTATAGAAAGTGAAGTCAGGGGATTTAATAATGATATTGGACAGGTTATAAATAAAATTAGTGAATTATGGGGTGAAAAACAAGATGAGACAACACAAAAGTACATAAAAATTTTATCGGTGGTTGGTTCACTGGTAATTGATTTCGTAAAAACGGGGGTGAAAGTTCCGGTTCCTAAAGATATCATTCGTTACATTAAAACAAATAAGATAAAGAAATTACGTTTTATGATGTATCTTCCTAATAATAAGAAAGTGAGGAAAAAAGAGGAAAGGGCAAAATTATTATATGATAAAATCAAAAAAAGAGAAGAAAAAGAGGGCAGAATATTTAATGAAGAATTTGTATCAGGGTTTTCAGATAAAGAATGTACGTTAAATATTGTGATGGAGTATATGAAAAAAAACCTGGATGATCTGGATATTACAATTGAGGGACCGGAGTTTGATTATCGGACATTGGTCAAATCAAGAGACTGTAGCCTGGACAGAAAGAAACATTATGTTAAAATAAGGGATTTATTTAAAGGGTTTGTAAAAGAGCAGCAGGGTATTTCAAATGAAAGAAAAAAGGAAGAATATAAATATGCCAATGTAAAAGAAGAATATACTATGATTTATAAGGCTTTTTATGATAAATGCAGAAATGAATTACTTTATGTTACGAATGAAAAGGGGAAACTTTGTACAATTAGCATGGTTTTAGATTGTTGTATTATATGCTGCTATACTGAATTTAAGGAAAAGAACTATTCACATTTTGACTTGTTGTGGAATTTATTCCCTAATGAACTGGTTAAACGTGCTGCAGGAAAAGATATAGAAAGAAAAATAAAGAAAACAAATAACGAATTTGCCGCATTTTTAGAAAAAAAGAGGGAAATCAGCAATCAACGGTACCAATCCTTAAAACAAAGCAGAAAAGATAAAATAAAATGCCTGGAATTTAAAAATGGGACGCCCCAGATATTTAATATATATAAATCGGAGATCAGTGGTATTAAGAAGGAACTCCCATCCTCTGGTGATAATTACATAAATTCCAGAAAAGTATATTTTTTATACCTAGTGGCGTATAAAAGGTTGAAGAGTATGAATAAGCCACTGAATATACCCTGTACAGAAAACAGTAAAAATGATATTACATTTAATTACATTAGTAAAATTACTGGTATAAATAGTAGAAATGTTAAAAGAAGTGCTGATATTTTACAAAAACGTGGAATTATCAAATACCATTATAACAGTGGACACAAAACTTGTGAATTATTATATATTCCAGAAGAAAAAAATAGTGACAACCTATATTATAATGGGATTGATTATATAAAGGCATTTAAGGTTATGAACAGGTATCTTAGTAGATAGTTGTATGAGCAGTAGCCGTATGGTTTTACAGGCCTACGGAGTGCAAAAATCGAAAAATTGCACAAAATGAGAATGCTAGAAATGCGCTGTTTATGGGCTTTTCCATTGTTTTTCTATAGAAAATGTAAGAACGACATATAAGAACCCAGGGTGTGGTCGACATGCTGTAGAATATCATGGAAAGGGGTGTAATATGAATCAGGATTTGCTAAGGATAGAACTGATAAAATTAGTGGATTTTGGTATAAAACTAAATTCAATTGCTAAGAAAGCAAATATAAATGACAGTGAACTTTCAGCGTTTAAAAATGGGTTTAAATATCTGAAAAAAGAAGGTGCTGAAAGGCTGTATAACTTGTTAAAACAGATTTCAGTCCCAATGGATTCTTAAGGTAATACCGCCATAAGGCGTATTATAAATATTATGAATATCATACTAAAATGCATAGGTATGTGGAACCTATGCGCCTACGTCCATTGTGGTGACAAGCTGCAATAGACGTTTCAGGAAGAAACAGCATATATATGGTTCACGATAGGAAATACTGCCCTATATATGCACCTTTCACAGTTTCTTACGTTGGGCTGGTATGTGTGTAACAGCCGCATCAGCCCTTTGCCCTGTACCACAACAGGGCGTGCCAAACTCCACTAATGGTACAAAATAGTATCGAGCGTTTTACGTAAAATCCTGTATGTATTTCAACCGTACATGCAGGTCATCCCAGGGGAAGTCCCCACAACTTTCCCTGGGGTGGTAGTTTGAAAGATTATGTAGTAAAGAATGGTATTGTTTTTCTTATCATTGAAATATTGTATATAAATAATAGATGAAAGCAGGTGAAAAAATGATAACACAAGATAGTGTTCGCGAAAAACTGATTGAAAAATGCAAAGGGATAAAATTGAAGTTTGTAGCTGAACAAACAGGAATTCCAAAAGAGATTATATCAGCATTCAAGAATAAAAGGCGTGAATTGTGGGAGGAGTCACTTATTAAACTAAATGACTTTCTTGATCGTATTGGATTCTAAAATCATCCTACACAAAACAAACTGAAATAAGTAGAAGTATCATTTCAGTAACAATTCATATATATTTTACAAAAATGCGGAAAATAACCCATATTAAAGTATAATCAATAGAATAGCACAAAATCCTGTCCTTGTAAAGTGGAAAATCAAAAATAACCCAAAAAAGAGTAAAAAATCGAAAAAATAAGCAAAAAAATGAAAAAATCAGGCCATTTTTACAAAAAATAAGAAGATTTTAGGAGGGACTAATTTGGATACAGACGAACTATATAAGGAAGAAAATGATGAAAGTAATGCAGAAGAGGGACAGGAAAAATTCAGCTATGGGGATGTATTAAACATTATCAATATGCTGCCAGATGATAGCAGGGATCTATTGCTAATGGTATACCCATTCAGGGATATAAAAAATCTGTTAAACTATGAAGAAACATATAACAGGTATATGAAGGATGTACAATCGTTGATTGAGAGGTATTTTGTGCTGAAGTCCATTGTAAATAACCTACATGCCTTGTCTATGGCCTATGGTACGAAAGATTATAAAATGAAAAAGGTTATCAAGGAATGCCAGTCAATCAATAAGAAAGACAGGGCAGCATTAGGTGTCACGCTCATGGCTGGCGCAGCATTAGAGAACGTAAAGGATGTGATTTGCGGGAAATAGCTGGTAAAGGAAATTGATAAATTAAAGAATGTATGTTTGGAGTTTGGGTTGCAATTATTGGAAATGAATGGTATAATATGGGTAATTTAAAGTAAATTAGTCAGAAATCCCATTAGCTTTAGCTGATGGGATGAATGACGAAAAAGTAGAATATATAAGTATGAATAATAATTGGAAATCAAAGAACAGACATAAATACTTATTACAGTATCATCTTATTTTTGTATGTAAATATAGAAAGAAATTATTAATGCCTCAAAATGTGTCAGATGATATAAAACAGTTTTCTTATGAAATATGTAATAAACATAATGTGATAATACATGAAATGGAAGCTGATAAAGACCATATCCATTATATGATAGAAACTGATCCAACTATAAATCTGTCAAATATTGTCAGGACTATGAAATCATATACAACTTATCATATATGGAGATTGCACAAAGCTTATCTGTCTAAACATTTCTGGAAGGAAAACACATTTTGGACAGACGGATATTTTATTTGTAGCATTGGCAATGTAAGTGAGAAACAATTAAAGAAGTACATAAAAAATCAAGGATAAATGTAGAAATAATATATGAAAGGAAGTGATTATAGATGTTAAAAGCATATAAATACTGCTTATATCCCAATAAAGAACAACAGGAATATTTTGTAAAATGTTTTGGATGTGTACGATTCATCTATAATCGTATGCTTTCGGATAAGATTGAGCATTACAATAAGACAAAACAGAAACTTAATAACACACCAGCGCAATATAAGAAAGAATTTCCCTGGTTAAAAGAAGTTGACTCACTTGCATTAGCAAATGCACAGATGAATTTGCAATCAGCTTATAATAACTTCTTCAAAAAACCAGAAGTAGGATTTCCAAAATTCAAGAGTAAGAAAAGCCACAGTTACTCTTACACTACTAATAATCAAGGTGGAAACATTTATGTGTCAGATAGATATATAAAACTTCCTAAAATTGGTTTGGTTAGAGTAAAGAAACATAGAAATTTTGAAGGCATTATCAAATCAGCTACTATCTCACGGAATCCGTCTGGTAAATATTATGTATCTGTTTTAGTGGAATGCGAAGAACAAGAAAAGCTAACCAAATCAGATAATAAAGTTGGCATAGACCTTGGAATTAAAGAATTTGCAATTACTTCTGATGGCGAGATGATTGAAAATCCAAAGTATCTTAAAAAATATGAACAAAGATTAAGAAAGTTGCAGAAAGATTTGGCTCGTTGTCAAAAAGGGAGTAAGAATAATGAAAAGTGTAGGATAAAAGTTGCAAAACAACATGAAAAGATTGCAAACCAAAGAAAAGATTTTTTACATAAACTTTCTAAAATACTAATTGACGAAAATCAAGTCATAGTTTTAGAAAGCCTTAAAATAAAAAATATGATGAGCAATCATAAATTAGCAAAATCAATAGCTGATGTATCTTGGAGTGAATTTGTAAGACAGCTGGAATATAAAGCTGATTGGTATGGTAGACAAGTAATTAAGATTAATACTTGGTTTCCATCAAGCCAGATATGTTCTAACTGTGGACATAAAGATGGAAAGAAAGCATTGTCACTAAGAGAATGGACTTGTCCTGTTTGTGGGACACACCACGAAAGAGATATAAACGCAGCAATAAATATTCTCAATGAGGGTTTGAGAATGAAAACGGCAGGAACTGCCGAGATAGCCTAGGTAAACTTGTGCGGTTACGCATATTGACTAGGAAGCCATCGGAGCTTTAGCTCCGTGGTAGTTCACAAATTGTGTGAGAGAGGGTGTCTGGTATGGCGAAAATCGTATGCGACAAGTGTGAATCGGTATTTCAGTTTGAAGTGGTTAAAAATAAGAATATGAAGAATTGTCCGGTATGTGGGGAATTGTTGTTTGGTGGGGGCAATGAGCTGGATGAGGAAGTTGAAAAGCCGGATTTTAGACATCCTGACTTGTATTATTATGTTATAGAGAGAGAAGATGAATATGAATATGAGGATCGTTATTTAAGGGATATATGGTGTAACTGTACAGCTTGTAGAGAAATTAACAGAATATCATACAATAAATTTGATTATGTTAGCGAAGAATATGTGAAGCTAAAAAAGGATTTAAATTTAAAATGTAAAGGCTGTAGCAAGCCTTTTACTAATTTAATTGTCCCAAAGAGGCCAGATGATTGGCAAAGGTTGGCACTTTGGGAAAAGGACTATACCAACCTCGCGAGGTGTCCAATATGCAGTTCTACTAAAGTACATAAAATCAGTATGACAAATAAAGCTGCTTCAATTATAGCTTTTGGTATTTTCTCGGCAGGTCATGTATCCAAAACGTACAAATGTGACATATGTGGGAGTAAATTTTAAGAGAGGGTGAAAGTATGGGAAGACAGGTGATTTGTCCCCACTGTAAATCAGTGGTTGATGAAGATATATTAAAACAGAGGAATAGTGAAAACACCTGTTTGATTTGTGGAAAATCATTATTAGGTGATTCGGATAGTTCTAAAGGTATGGAAAGTGAGGAACAGTCTGACTGGATTACCTGGTATTACTATAAAGATCCTAAATATGGTGATTATAGTTTATGGGATAAATTGCCATTGAGGCCAGAAGAATTAGAGCTTATCCAAGAGTTTAAAGCCCCTCCCAGAGATTCAAGTGGAAGTTCTGAACGAGCTAAGGAAATTCTTCGGACATATGTACCAGACGCATTTGTATACAGCAAGGATTCAGGATATACAGTGAAATGTCCCAGGTGTGGCAGTAAAGAATTCACATTGCTAAACCGGGGATATTCTATATTCACTGGTTTTCTTGGAAGTGGAAGGGTAAAAAGGGTGTGTAACCGCTGTAAGAAAGAATTCTGATATGGGGATGAAGATATGGTAAAGTTATTGATAATCTTAGCATGTGTTGGGGTTTGCTGGTTCATTGAACATGTTTATTACCGGCATCTGGATACCTTGCCAGAAGACAAACGGAATGAATTGATAAAAAGGCAGTCACAAATGCATTGTCCCAACTGTGGGTTTACGTATTTTGAGGTAGTAGGGATGGTGCGCGGAAAAGCACAGTTCCAGTGCAAACGCTGTAAAAAAGTAAGGTAATTGCAGAAAATAAAAAAAGAAAAATGATTAGGTTAGAGAGATTATGGATTAGTCTCTCTTTTATTATGTTTAAAAATATGTAAATATTAGGAGGAAAATTTATTGCAGAACGAATTTATTATTGATTTAGTAGGTAAGCTGGAGCAGAAGAAGACAAAAAAGCAGTTGAAAGAAGAGATCAAAACGCTGGAACAGTCATTAGATATGGTGCGTCTGGTAGGCGCCTTTAACAAAAGGGAAACCAGAAAAGCCCTGAATGAGTATATCCGGCAATTAAGTGGAAGCCTAGCGACGGTCAAATTAAAGACAAAATTAGACAACAAAAAGCTGCAAAGTGAAATTGACCAGGCTCTAAGCAACATAAAATTGAAAGACATAGAAGCCCTTGATATTGATGAAAACAAGATTAAATTGAAGTTGAGGAAACTGTTTGCAGATGTAAAAGCATATACTCAGAAAAATCCGGTCATTACGATAGATATTGATTTAAAGAAGCAGAAACTAATGAATGATTTTACTGCTTACCTGAACCGGAATTCCAAAATAAGTGAGTCAGGGGTACTTCTAAAAGAAGCTGAAAAACTGCGGGGGCTGATAGGTTCGGTTGAGGACAGCCAATCACTAAAAGAGGCCACAGAGAAAATACGGGTGTATAAGTCGGAAGTGGCTGCCTGCGGCTATAATACCAAGGGCACAGCTGATAAAATTAAACATATGCTGTACCATGTAAGCAAGATCAGTTCCTTATTTGGCGTAGCCTCCCTTGCAATCGGCAATTTTAAGAAATCTATGGATACGCTCAAAACGAATGATACTATATTGACAGAAATTAGTAAAACTTCCAACCTGGCAGCAAGTGAACTAGAGCGGTTAGGCGATTCGGCTTTTGGGACAGCGGGGAAATACGGTAAGCTGTCGAGTGATTACCTCACAAGTATCCAGGAGATGTACCGTTCTGGATATGACAATTCAGAACAGATGGCCGAATTGTCTGTAGCAGCCCAGGGTGCAGGTGATATGACTGCTGATTTGGCGAACCAGTATATTATTGCTACGGATAAGGCGTATAAAATGAATGGTTCTATAGAAATGCTTACTGAAACATTAGACGGTGCGAATAATATCACAAACAACAATGCAGTAAATATGACGGAATTAGCAGCTGGTATGTCTATCGTAGGTTCAACTGCTGCTTCCCTTGGGGTTGATGTGGATGAAACAACTGCTGCCCTTGGAACCATGATTGCTTCCACACAGCAAAGTGGTTCCGAAGTTGCACGGGCATTCAAGGCAATCCTTTTGAATATCAGACAGGTATCCGATGAAGAAGAAGGGATTGACGCAGAAGGGCTTACTAAATATGAAGAAGCCTGCAATGCATTGAATGTAAAATTAAAGGATACGAAAAATGGGGTTCTGTCCCTCCGTGACCCAATGGATGTATTAAAAGAACTATCTGCTGCATATAACAAGCTTAGCGAAACAGATATCCGCAGAACCAACCTGCTTAATTCTGTTGGTGGAAAGCTAAGGTCAACGCAATTAGATACACTACTCCGCCAATGGGATACTTATGAAAAGCAATTGCAGCAGTATGCAGATGGGGCAGGCTCTATGGCCGTAGAAGCAGAAAAGACAGCAAATTCCTGGGAGGGCAGGCTTAATTCTTTACAAAACTCATGGGATCGTTTTGTGTCCTCGCTAACGGACAAAGGTGCAGTAAAAGGCGGCATAACCCTGCTGGATAACCTGTTGCAGGTATCGGAGGGGCTTGTAGATACCTTGGGGGAACTCCCTGTAATCTTGACTGCTGTCGGTGCTGGGATGACCGCACTCAACAAAGACTATGGGATTACCCAGCTGAGGAATAAAGAAACTGGGAAAATGGATATCCAGGGGAATTTCTTTGGCATAGATATTACTGCTATCAAAGCACAAAAGAAACATTTTGCAGAAGCGGATGATGCGATTTCTGGATGGAATAGTAAATTATTACAAGGCCAAACAGATATAGATGATTTTAATAATTCTGTTGTCCAGAACAATGAACATCTGAAAGAATATCTTAAGACTACATCCAAGGAAGCCCCAGGTTCTTTGAATGGCTATCAAAGCTATCTCAATTCAGTGGGTGTGTCCACAGATGCACTCAGGCTAAAAACTATTTTATTGAATTCTGCATTGAGCTTTGGTATGGGACTGCTGGTACAGGCAGTTGGCGGTTTTGTGATTGGAACAATCAACGAAATAGCAAATGCAGAAGAAATTGCGGCTGAAAAAGCTAAAGAACTTGGGAGCCAGTTTTCTTCAACAAAATCCGACATATCGGATTATAAAACCAGAATTGAAGAATTATATGCGGTAATCAATGACAATACTTCCTCTTATGAAGAAACCTATGATGCCAGACAGAAATTATTAGCCATACAGGATGAAATGATCAGCAAGTTTGGAGACGAAGCAGAGGCAGTCGGCCTAGTAACCGATGCCATAGACGGGCAAACGGACGCATTAGACCTATTAACCCAACAGGAGTGGCAGGAAACCGTTAACGATTTTAATTCCGGCGCTGACAAGAAATGGTACCAAAACCTTGCTGATGATGTTTCCAACTTATTTAATGGGGCTTCCAATAACTTTGAGCGGATGAAAAATGAAATGGAAAACAAGACCATATCATTTAATCTCAAAATTGAAGATAGTGAAGAAGACGAATATATTGAAGCATACGAAGAGTTTATTGAAAAATTAAAAGAAATCTATGATATTGACATACGAAAAGTAAAAAAAGGTGGCGATATTAGCACTGGTAATACAAACAAAATAGAAATTTCAGGGAATATAGACGATGTTTATAACAAACTGCTTGGAATACAGAACTTGGCAGAAACAATAGGATACAGTTCATTTCTAAGGGGCGATTTTTCAGATACCATTAAATCCCTAAAGAAAACCAGAGACGCTTATAAAGAAATTTATAACCAATACATCCTATATGACAAGATATTAAATGATGAGTCATACGAAGCTTCATTTAATGAGATCACAAACGCATATAAAGAGTACACGAAAGCATTTGCCGAAGGTGACCCAGAAGCAAAAAAAGCAGCCATCCAGAATTATGCAGAAATAGTACAGCAAGCCACAGAAGGGATTGAGGATGAAAGTGTAGTCGACTATTTCAATACCATGTACCCTGAACTACAGGAGGCAGTAGGAAAATGGAATTTTGAAGTAACATTCAACGCAGCCCTAAATAATAAGGATGACAATTTTGAAAATGATGTCAAAGGTTACTTGGAAGAATTCCATACAGCAGAAGATATCATTGGGTATAACCCCAATATTACTACACGAAAACAAGCATATGCTTATGAACAATTAAAACTAATCGCTCATGATTATGGGTTAGAAATTGATAAGCTTGCGGAAAAACTGGCCGAAATGGGACTACTCAGTTCACAAACAAAAGAAGATCTACTTGACAAATTGATTCCAAAACGCGGGTTAAGTGCGGGCGCAACCTCCACTATGGACAACTTTTTCGGTCAGACTAATGCGGATACCGTGAAAGAATGGGTAAGCTCTCTGACAGAGGAGGAAGCAAAACTAGCCAATTCAAAAGAATTTGAGCAAGTCCTAGAAGAACAGAAAGCAACATTAAACGGTGCGAAATTAGCGGCCGAACATTATGCAGCTGCTTTACAGGCAGTAACGGATAAGCAAAGCATTCTGAAAGATTTATCCCTCACTTTCACTGAAATCCTCTCTGGCTCTATTGGAATAGAAACCATCGACGACTATACCGAGAAAATCAACACCCTCCAATCCTACTTAGATAAGTTCAAAGACGGTTCCTACTCTCCTGCTGACAAGCTATCTTTAGCTACAGACTTTGGAATCACAGGCGACTCAGTAGAGGATATAACCAACCAAATCCAAAAGTTAATGGACACTGAAATGGATACCATCACTGCTAAGATCGATGAAATCCTCAACACCAAGAACCTAAACGAAACAACCAGAAAAGAACTGGAAAATTTAAAACAAACCCTGGAAGATGTTGCGAAAGAAGCTCAAAATACCGCCAGCTTCCCACTGACTGGAAATGCATTGGCTGACGTACAAAAGCTTACCGAAGGGCTAGACCAGCTGGATCAAATCTATGCAGATGTTTACGACAAAGAGGATTTTGACTGGTCATCCATCCTGAATAATGAAGCATTCAGCAAAACCTTCGGGGAATACACAGAAGAATATAATAACTTCCTAGACACCATCTCTAAGTCACCAGATGACATAGCCGCCTGTCAGGAAGCATTTAACCAGCTGACAGGGGCTTATATCTATGGAAGCGGTGTATTAAATGAAGTAACTGAATCTACCAAAGACGCAACCATCCAAATGCTGGAACAAATGGGGGTTGCCAATGCACAGGAAATTGTCATGAAGGCTCTGGCCGCCCAGGAAGCATTTCTGGCAGCAAAGAAAAAGGATTCGTCCATTCAGTCAGAAAACCTGGCAGAAGCCACCTGGCAGGAAATCCAGGCCGTGCTTGCCGAAGGGGAAGCCGCAGAAGAAACACAAAGCTATCTAGCACAGCTGGCACTCTCTAAATTGGATATTACCAATAACCCGATCAATACGGATGAAGATGTCAAGGCAATTATAGCAATTGCTAATGCCGCAGGGACTTCACAAGGATATGTGGCTGCACTCCAAACCGCTTTGGAAAACCTGGTAAAAGCCCAGGAAGATGTCAAAAAGATACAAAACACAGAAGTAAGCGGCTCTTTTGCAGACGCAGCAAAAGGAGCTGCCCTTGGTGGTGCAAAAGCCATGGAAACCTCTGCCAAAAAAACCGCAGAGAAATTTGTGACAGATATCGAGAAGCATATCTACAAAAATAAATTAAACCCCGAACAGTTCCTAGCTGATTATAAAGGTGGTTCTGCTACCAAAAGTGCCATCGAAAAGGCGGAGAAAGAGAAAGAAAAAGAGAAAAAGGATGCGGAAAAATCCAAATCCGAAAAACAGATTGACTTCTTCGAATACCGTTTAAAAGAGCTTGACCAGGCAATTGATACGGTAGAAACCCACATGAACAACTTTACTGGTTCCGCCGCAAAGAACCTGGCGATAGATACCCTAATCCAGATTGACGCGGGGAAACAGTCTGATTTACACAAGTCCCTCTCCCTCTATACCCATATGGCAGAGGAAGAGCTGGCAAAAATACCAGAACAGTTTCAAGAAATGGCCAAGAATGGTGCAATCAACATCACCGACTTTATCGAAACTGCAGATGATGAAAACGGCACGATTGCAGAAGCCATAGAAAATTACCGTAAATGGGCGGACAAGGTGGACGAAGTATCACTAAGTATCGAAGAACTGAATACCACCATGCGCCAGCTGGAACTAGACAAATTCAAAAATATAGCCGCAGACTATACCAAACTGCTTGACCAGATTACCCAATCCACCAGCAGGCTGGAAACCTTGATGGATACCCAGGAGAAAATCAGCGGCACCAAAAGCAGGGCATACTACGAAGAACTGATGGGCAAGACCCAAATCCAGCTGGACTATCTACAAAAGGAAAAGTCTGCCTTAGAACAGCAGATCCAGAATGCAGTCACATCAGGAATACAAGTGGGTTCCGATGAATGGGCAGAAATGAAATCCAGCCTGGCAGACATTGACAGCCAGATTATCCAGTGTGTAGGTTCCATGGAAGACTTTGCAGACTCGATCCGGGAAATTGACGTATCAAACTTTGAAAAGGTAATGTCCAGTTTTGACCGCATAGAAACGGAAATTGACCGCCTGCTCTCTTTATCTGAAAATGACGTAGTGGTAGATGATAAAGGGAACCTGACCCAGTCTGCCCTAACCCAGATTGGCCTCCTTGGAGAAAAATACACCATTGCCCTGCGGAAAGCTGAAGAATACAAGAAAGGGCTGGAAAGTCTGGATCAAGCCTATGCAGCGGGAAAACTCAACTTTACGGAATACCTGGAGTTGCATAACCAGCTGAACGACGGGCTGACCGATTCCCTGCAGGCACAAAAAGACGCAAAGGACGCCGTATTCAAATTCAAACAGCAGGTCATTGACAAAGAAATTGAAAATATCAACAAAGCCAGGGACGCTTATAAGGAGTACATAGACGCGAAAAAGGAAGCCCTTGATCGGGAATCCGACAGCTATGATTTCAATAAGGAAATGGCGGACTTAAGGAAAGAACTCACTTCCCTGGATACCCAGATTGGGCAGCTCACCGGAGACGACGACTATACCCTTGCCAAGAAAGCAGAACTCCAGCAGCAGAGGAAGGACAAACAGGAAGAACTAGACAATAAACTATATAAACGTTCCATCGACCAGCAGAAGGAAGCACTGGACAAACAATACGAAGATTACTCCGCTGACTGTGACCGAAGGATAGAAATTGCTGAAAAATCTGCGGAACAGATTACCGAAAACATTGAGCGGGAATTTAACAATCTAATGCAGGAGGTATCCCAGAATGCAGACCAATGCCTGGCAGGAATTAATCAGCTTTGCAGCAAATATGGAATCAAAGTATCCGAAAACCTGACAGAACCATGGAAAGAAGGGGAACATGCCCTTGGAATCTACCATGGAAAAATGGACTTTCATACTGGAGCATTCAATTCCATGCTGGATGACGTAAAACAGCATATCTATGACGACGGCAGGGAAGCAGACAATACCGCCCAGAAACTTATAGATACCTTCGGATTAAGGGCGGATACCCTCAACCATGAATTAAGCTTAGTATGGGACGGACTAAATAGTGACAGAGAACGTTCTGCTGCACTTTCTGACAGCCTATGGAACACATTCAATACCCACAGTTCTGCCCCATTGGTTGGACAGTTAAACAATGCGGAAACTGCCGCCTGGAATACATCTGGTGCAGTCGGCAGCATTGAAGGTGCCGCCCAGCGTTCCAGCGGTGCAGTTAACCAGATCGCCAGAGAAGCAGGGGGAGTCAGGGATACCATAAACGACGCTTCCCAATCTGTGTATGAACTTGGTGAAAACTTTAAAAGTGCTGCGGACACTGCCAGCAGGGCATTAGACCAGCTGATACAAATCGGCGTATCTATCCCTGCTAATATGGCCAAGGCTACTACTAGGATGTTACAAGAAACCTCAAACGCTATTCAGAACGCTACCAATGCAGTTATCAATACAGGGATTAATGCTATGATGTCTGGTACAGCTAATAGAAACTCTCTGGCCGCTGGCCTTGCTATGCTAGGCGGTGGATCAGGTTTTGCAGAAGGTGGTGTCATCACTAAGAAAGACGATTACCTGACACCATTGGCAAAATCCAAAGGGGAAGATACTGCCATATTCGCAAAATATGGGGAACGTGTCTTGACAAAAGAAGAAAACCAGGAATTTGAAGCATATGAAGCAGCAAAAGAGGAAATAACACCTACCCTAAACAAAGCAACACCTGTACAGACGGTAGATGACTTGCCTGTAATAGATTTAGTGAAATATAAAGAAGTATTTTTAAAAGAACACCCCAATTATTATATGGAACACCTGAATATAAACCTGGATAACCTCACAGGGAAGAATGCTATACAGAATATAGACAACCGTAACATAGACAACTCTATAAATTTTAATGGTGCACTTATTGAAGTCAAAGGGGACATGCACCGCGACGATATGAAAACAATGGAAAAAGTAGCACAGAAGGAAATCAAACGTGCGCTGGATAAACAGAATGCAGCATTGAGAACTTATATGGGGATATAGGTAATTAAGCTTGTAACAAGAATTGATTATATAAGTAGAAAAATATTTGAATACATAGATAACAGGCGGTGAATATACCGTCTGTTTTGCTATGTAAATGTGTATGATACAAGTAATCAAATTCATATATTATAAAAAAACTAAAGTGAGGAAAAATTGAGCAATTTGAAAAATAAAGAGTTAAAAAATATTAAAGTAAATGTTAGATATGGAGATAAAAAATTATTAGACTGTATGAAAAATGTAATTAGAAAACGCATTCAGTAATGACAAAACAACCTTATAGATGTATAATGAGAGTGCATACATCTATAAGGATATAATATAAATGAACGATTGGAGAAGTGGTAAATTTGAGAAATAATAACAATCGGGCAGTATTATATCTACGCCTAAGTAAAGAAGATGTAAATAAATTAAATGCTGGTGATGATAGTGCAAGTATTAAAAATCAAAGACTTTTATTAACAGACTATGCAATGGAACACGATTTTAATATTGTAAATGTCTATTCCGACGACGACGAGAGCGGACTATATGATGATAGGCCAGATTTTGAAAAAATGATGACCGATGCTAAATTGGGTCAATTTGATATCATTATTGCAAAAACCCAGTCCAGATTTTCAAGGAATATGGAGCACATTGAAAAGTACCTGCACCACGATCTACCCAACATGGGAATCCGATTTATAGGAGTGGTAGACGGAACGGATACCGCTAACCGTGAAAATAAAAAATCAAGGCAGATCAATGGGCTTGTCAACGAATGGTATTGTGAAGATTTATCAAATAATATCCGAAGTTCCTTTAAAGCAAAGATGAGAAACGGCCAATTCCTGGGTTCCTCCTGTCCATATGGATATAAGAAAGATCCCAAAAATCACAACCATCTTATTATAGATGAATATGCGGCGATGGTGGTAAGAAAGATTTTTCAATTATATCTTGCAGGTAATGGAAAAGCAAAAATTGGTTCTATTTTATCATCAGAAGGGATTCTAATACCAACACGATACAAAAGAGAAGTGCTGGGAATCAATTATCACAACAGTAAAGCACTAGATACAACAACAACCTGGTCATATCAGACGATTCATACCATTCTAAATAACCAGACCTATATCGGCAACCTGATACAAAATAAAGTAAATACACTTTCCTATAAAGATAAAAAGAAGAAATCACTTCCAAAATCTGAATGGATCGTAGTAGAGCATACACATGAAGCCATCATTGACAGTAATACTTTCGAAAAAGCACAGGAAATACAAAAAATTAAAACCAGAAGTGTAAATGCTGGAGAGCCGAGAGGACTATTCTCTGGACTAATATTCTGTGCAGACTGCAAACACGCTATGTCAAGAAAATATGCAAGACATGGAAAACATGAGTTTCAGGGATATGTATGTAAAACATATAAAACCCAAGGAAAAAAGTTTTGCGAGAGCCATAGTATTAATAATGAAGAGTTAGAGTATGCAGTTCTTTCTTCTATTAAAGAAGAAGCCCGAAAGATACTGACACATGAAGAAATTGATGAACTTCATAAAATGAAAATAGTAAAAGAAAATCAACATAATCTTGAATTGCAGCTAGAAAATATGAATGCACAGATAGAAAAGCAGGAAAAATTCAAGAAAAAGACATATAAAAGTTACCTGGAGGAAATGATTACAAAACAGGAATATACAGAATATGTTGCTGAATATGATACCAGAATTGCCGAATTAAACAAACAAAAACAAATAATTATGGAAAAATTCGAAGCGCAAAATGATCTGGACAATCAATACGATGAATGGGTAGAAGCATTTAAAGATTACATAAATATAGAAAAACTAACCAGAGATGTTGTCTTGGAATTGATTGATAAAATAGAGGTAAATGCCGATATTTCCATCAATATTTACTATAAGTTCCAGAATCCCTACCTATAATGTCTACTATGTCTATACGCTACATGCATTTTTAAGGCATTTTTTATAGCCCTCAAACGCCGTATTTATCGTATGTCTACTATGGCTATACGCCACATGTGTCGCATAGAGTGATAGGAGACATCTGACAATCCTGTAGATGTATGCATTTATTGCTATTTATCGCAATTATATAGTTGAGTATTAGCATAAGGGCATGATTGATTGTAGGTATAAAACAATTAATCGTGTCTTTATTTAATATTCAGACTTAAATGCACTTAGATTTATTTGTTCCTTGCGTATTAATTTAGAATCATATATAATAAAAGAAATTACAAATGGGAGGAATTTCTTATGGCATTAATTGCAGCAAAATGTACAGAGTGTGGAGCCAATATTGAGGTGGATGAGAGCAAAGATGCAGGAATATGTAAATATTGTGGCACTGCTTTTGTAACAGAAAAGGCCATTAATAATTATAAAGTTAATACAGAAAATGTTGTCATAAACGGAGATAATATTAATATATCAAATTATGATATAGAAGCTGCTTTAGAAGCAAGTAGTAAATTGATTAATGGAGAATTGTATGATGATGCAGAAAAAATATTAAAAGAAATTATGGAGAAGTTTCCATATGATTATAGAGGCTGGTGGAGAATGGCGTTGTTAGAATATAATCATATAGGAATCTGGTTTGATAATAATAATTATTACATTAAGGCAAAGGCTTTATGTAATGAAGAAGAATTAAAGTATATAGAATCTTATAGAAATGCAGAACATGAAAAGATACTTCAAAAAGGGAAAAAGATAGTAGATTTCTGTAATAATATAGATATGGCAATGCTTGATGGATGCTATATAAGAACAACAGATGGGTATATTGGACTGGAGGTTGACTATGGAGATGTCAGATGGAACAAGTATATTTATGAGAAGGATAAAAAACATAGAATTCTTCAACAGAATCCATCTTCTAATTTTGTACATATAAAAGCGGAAATAAGTAGGGGTAGATATATTGGCAGAATTTATGATGAGAACGACAAAGAAATCAAGTTTTATGGAAAAGTAGATAAACTTTCTGGATATAATGTACATACATTATACATCTCGGATATCACAGAAAATGGTATTGTATTTAGTGATTCAGCTGATGAAATGTATATTAATAAAGATTTAAAGAATAATAGTATTCCCGAAACAATGATAGAGAATAAAGGTGGGTGTTACATTGCCACTTGTGTATATGGTTCCTATGATTGTCCGCAAGTATGGACATTGAGAAGATTTAGAGACTATACACTTAATAACACATGGTATGGTAGAGTATTTATTAAGTATTATTATGCAGTCAGTCCTACGTTAGTTAGATGGTTTGGAAATAAAAGATGGTTTAGGAGTTTTTGGAAAAAGCAACTTGATAAGATAACGGCAGCTTTGAACCACCAAGGAATCAAAGATACTCAATATTATGACAAATCATAGAAGTTAGCAATAAAGTATATTTTTATGTTGCAGTTGTGAGTTTTACTGATACTGAAATATATGATAATTTTATTATAACGGACATCTAAATAAGTCCCATAACCAGCTTAGCAATTTATAGCTGATTATGAGGCTTATTTTAGTGCCCGAAAATAGAAGATAATATTATACTAGCCACACAACAAAAAGGAGGAACTAAAATGGCACAAGTACATATTAAAAACATGAATGAGCTGTCAAAAGCCCTACAGCTAACATTTATAGGAATGGTAAATAAAATGGCAGACCAGGTTTATAAGACACTAAATTACTTCTTGGATGATTACTATACTGGCTGGACACCAGAGAGTTACCAGAGAACAAAGGACTTCCTGTTTTCTGCTGTCAAAACAGAAGCCAGGCCATATAAAGGCGGTTTAAAAGCAGAAGTATATGTTGATTATGAATCCATGAACCATTATGTAAATACAACCGGATACCAGGTTGCGGTGTGGGCGAATGAAGGGTTACACGGAGGGCTGTCTGTCAACCATAAGCCCCATGTTTGGAAGGATACCATAGACAATACAATCAACAATGGGAGCCTTCTGAACTTGGCCGTCGAGTATCTAAAGAGCCATGGAATACCAGTACAAAATTAAGGAAAATGAAAGGAGAAAACTACAATGGCATATAACATTAAAAAATTTGCAGACCGTATGGCGGAAAAAGGAAATATTACCAAGGCACAGGCAAAGCGTGAGGTAAAACTGTTCCTGGATACACTTGCAGACTGTATGAGGGATGGAGAAACTGTGAAATTCTTACGCTTTGGCAGATTTGAAGTAAAGATAATGAAAGAAAAGAAAGCGAGGGTTCCAAGAACTGGAGAAGAGTGTATTGTTCCAGAGCATAAGAAGGTAAAATTCTATGCCAGTGACGCACTTGCAGAACGGATAAAAGAATAATTTCATTGACCAGTAAAAATGTAGCAGAAGAAAGTTATCATGCAGCAGTTGGAAAGGAAAGGTGACATGTAATGTATGGAAGGGTAACAAAATATTTTCATGATAGAGGGTTTGGCTTCATCCTTGGAGAAGATGGGAATACCTATTTTATCCATCACTCAAAGTTATGTGGCGAGTATATAGAGAAGGGTTATTATGTGTATTTTAAACCATTCCAGAATGATAGGAGCGATTACAATGCAAAGGGTATAGTTATAGTGGAAATTCCAGAAAAGGATGTGTTGAGCAAGAAAAAAGTAAAGAAAAGCAAAAAACATAGGAAGAATAAAACCTGTAATGCAGATCAGGTTATAAAAGACGACAAACCTTTTAAAAAATTTGCTAAAAAGTTTCTTAGTGGACAGAAAAAAGATCATGAAAAAGCATTATAAGAAAAATTAAGATAGGAGTGGCTTTGATATATGAAGAATTTTGAGTATGGGACACCATATTGCACCAATTGTAAATTTATGCAAATGTATAACTATAGGAAGAAAATGTATTATTGTGACAATTCAGACAGAATTGACGATATGGGGAAGTTAGGCACAGAAATTCCACCAGAGACAAGCCCAGAATGGTGTCCAGTAAGAAAGTGCGGCAGGTAACTCCTGCTACCTGGTAATAGGAAATAAGATGAAAACATAATAGGAAAAGGGCGGACAAATGAAGTTTAGAAAATTAGAATGGAAAGATCATATATCAAATGGTGCAATTATAGGAAGTACATGCATATTAAAAATATATAGCTATATCAGCATAGAATTCCGTATCAGTTATGAATGGAATATAGGTATGTATTACCTGTATACATTTGGCCGTGGAAAACTTAGGAAGATACCGCCAGATGTATTTAAGTCTTTAGAAGAAGCAAAAGCTGCTGCATATGAAATATATAACAATGAAATGTGTCAGATGAAGAAATCAGTGGATTATCTAGTGGTTACTTAGAAAAAAGTAACGAGGGTTACTCAACACGGGATTAGGTAACGCAAATTTAGCTGACCACCAAATGAGAGTAGTGAAATTTAACGCCCACAATTTGGTGGTGGTTAATGATTCCTATGTGAAATAGTTTCGCTTAGAGGAGTTGCAATATAAACAGCTATTACAGAATAACAAAATAATCTGTAAAATCGTGGTTCAAGAAGATCAGACAACTACCAACCATGTCGATTGTGTGATTCTACACAAAGCTTCTATTAAATAATGATGAAAACTGAATATAGAAAAGTAAGTATAAGAACATAAAAGTTTTAAATCCTATGATACAAAGGGCTGAATGAAACGTTCAGCCCTATTTACCATGCAAAAACTTAACATTTTGATTTACTGGCTAAACAAGTTACAAAATGCAAATATGGGATTTTTGTTAGTTTTTAAAATTAGATGTAGAAGTTCAACATGCCTTGGAAATGTCGCTTTGGAAGATAAGAAGAATCATATGAGGGGTATTGAAGTTTGTTACCCCTCTGCCAGTAAGTCAAAAAAGAATATATAAACAGGATGATCTATCAAAGTTACTGAATTTATTGATCTTGCTCAACGTTCCGACGAGAACGGAACGTTAGAATTGCTTCTATCTTTGGGATATTCAAAGCAAGCAATTAAACAGGCTGAACATATTTATCTTTTATCTGAACGTGGATATACAGAAATGTATATATGTGAGTTCCCAAAATGGGATGTCACATAAAAAGAAATTATAAAAGTAGAAGTATTATTTTGATGATTATTTTGAGGAGGACTTATCTATGAACAAGAAAAAAGTGATTTATAACTACAACATTGAACAGAGCAACCAGTTAATTAAAAAAGGTATGTTTCCTATTGGTTGTGGTATCAATCCAAAAACAGGAGGATTCTTTTTGGTGTTTTATGGGACACAGGGATATTACAACACACTGGATTTGATTGCATTGGAGAATAGGCAGAAGGAGCAAACGAAAGAGTAAATTTTACATGGTGAATGTCATTGGAATATTTGTGGAATTTCACCGTGGTATCAATTCGTACATTCTGATGTACATACTACTCCACTGGAGAAGGTAAAAACGTGCATGAAAATGTACAACTTGATACTGTTATTATATGTAATGAATCCTATTATATAAGATTAATAAATTCGTACTCAATTACATTCGTAATTTAGTACTCCTTAAATATTTTAATGATTGTTTAATGTTCTATTATGATTTTTGAAAGGAAATGAAAATTATTATGAAAAAGTTATTTTTAAATAATTCAGTTATAAAAGAAATAGATTTGAATGATTATGAGGTTGCTGTTTACGTTGCATTAAGAAGTCTATATGATTCACAAAAAGAAATACATTACATTACATATAATTCAGTTGCATTTGAGTTATATAATAGTTTGAAGATTTCAAGAAGATGTATGAATCATATTAAATCTGCTTTAGATTCACTTGCAGAAAAAGGTATAATCAAAAAACTAGACTCATATTCTGGCACTGAATTTATTGTAGATATGAGTGGCCTGCATTTTGAACAGAATACAGAAAAGGGTATTTTCTATACAGTAATTACACTTGAAGAAGTCCATAGGATAATGAATATTGATACAAAGAAAGATAACTTTGCTATATTGAGATATTTTATCATATTGATTAGTTCTATCTGCCATGATAAAGGTACATATGATCATTCTTCCTGTTATGATGCACATACTGATTTTGTTGGATTTATGACATTAGATACACTTGCTAATTGGTGTGGAACAACAAAAGCCCGTATTATTGACTATAATTCTATTCTTGAAACAGAGAAGATTATCTATACGTATCGCCATAAACAGAATAGGAAAGATAAAGAAACAGGACAGATCATGAGTTTTTCTAATCATTATGGCAGATATGAGGATAGACAATGGATAATCCAATTTGCAAATGAATATGTTGCAACCTTTAATCTGAAAGAAACAGAAACACTTGTAAAGGCTGAGAAATCCAATGTAAATAAGAGATATGCTGCCATCTATAATTTACTGGTGAAGGATTTTGATAAGTATATAAGTAACTTTTCAGATACGGATTTGATTGAAATTTATAAATATATTCATAGTAAGAATCTCTGTAATGAAAAGAAGTTGAAAGATATAGAGGAAGGAACTGCTTTTTATGATAATATTTTACCTATAAAGCGGAAATAAAAATAAAATTATTTCCGCTTTTATAATTGGAAAGTTATAGGTGTTTATAGGAGTTTTTTTGCGTTAAAAGGCGGGAATGTATTGACTAATGTGCGATAGTGTGTGATAATATAAATGAGGTGATTATATGTTTAA